GTGTTCTGTTGAAGTTAAGTGATAATACTCACCTGTTGTTCCACCTTGTATTGCAGATAATAGATTATGCTCGTTAATTGTAGCGGACATTCTAATCCACCTGCCTGGACTGGCATCACTTGCTATATTTGTAGGTCTAATTACAGTTGTGTCATTTGACGTCGCTGTTGACTCTGCGTCATATCTATATAAACCTAAACTTTCTGCATTGATAAGCATTTTATCCGCATAATCCGTAAGTGCTTTCAGTGCTGTTAAATCGGCAACGGGAATGTGTATTGAACCGCCCATTCCACTTGTTGCACTATCTAATTGCGTTTTAGTAACTGCGTCCTGTGGATTTGTTCCGTTTGCTAAATTGACTATTTTATTGTTCAGCAAGTCCAGATTTGCATCCACTTGGACTTGCGAACTTGTTCTAATTTTTGTAGTTGCCATTTTTTTATTTCCTTAATTTAATTTTATATTTAATTTCTACTCTAAAATTGAATCATTTCACTTTGTAATTAATTAATTTCTTGTTTTCAACTTCAAAACTACCGTCGTTAAATACTTCCACCGTAGCAAATCCGTGAACCCAGTTATTTATTCTGCGGTATTCAGGCTTCAATCCGCATAAGCACCCGACACCCCACGCTCCAATAGGTTGCCCGCTCAAACTCCGCTCAATCCTTTCATCTTTAAAGTGGTGATGCCCAAATATAACATTGTCAAATGCCCGAATTAATTTGTTCCGAGCAACATTGATAAGTCCGCCCGCTTGTATTTCATTCCCGTGAATTATATTTAACTTGCCCGCCCGAACCATACTGCCGTTCATTATAAACTCAATACCTAAATCATCAGCCCCAATTACCGAACTTAAATTTAAACTCTCTAAACTGGCTAATTCAGGTGCATTTTGCCATAAGTAATTCTGCCACCGCCGTTCGTGATTGCCCTCGTAATAGTAAATAGTTTGAAATTTACTCTTAATAAATTCCAAGAATTGCTTAATTGCCTTTATTTCTATTATTGCATCCCTGTATTTAGGGTCACGCATAAATTTAGATTCAGCGTAAAAATCACCTACATCACCATTCAAATATAACACATCTGGCTCATATTTAATTAAGTAATTAATTGCTGTTTCCAATGCCCGTTTATCGTGAAAGGGGATATGAATATCATTTAATATCCCGATTTTCCCTGTTAATTCGTATTGTTGAGGTTCTTCATACCGACTTTCTGGAACTTCAACAACCTCGATATCCAAACCCTTCTTTACTTCGTAAGCAATAAATTCTTTACGGATTTCAGCGACGTATTTCCTCAATGCTTCAAAACTATCATTTTCAAATAACGGATTTGAATTGATTAATTCCCTTGCAATTTTAGTGTTTTCTAAATCAGTTGTTTTAATCAATTCTACAATTGCTTGCCGTCTTTCATTCACTTAATTAACACTCCTATGAATAAACCAATTTTTGTTGTCACCATTTTTATTTCTTAAAAATTATCATTTTTTATATTATAATTTCCTCTAATCTATACCAAAATTTAAAATTCGGGATCATTGGATCTTTAAAATCAATCTTGTCTTTTTCTAATTCAGATAGTCCTGGAAAAGTTGTGCCTTTTTTCACACCCCATACCCTTATAGTATTAGCATCCAAGACATTATACCAGGGCACTATATCATTTGCTAAAGGCTGAAAAGATTCTAAATGAGTATAAGGATCACCATAATTATCTCGCACTTGATTTAATTGCAATATAAAATTATATAGTTTAGTATCTTCTAATTGCCAATTATGTGCAATATCACCATACCAAACTTGCCCATATTCTGTGTCATACTGACTTTTCATAGTTAACATAATATAACCAACTTTCACTCGTGGGGGTCGCTGTGTAGGTATTTCATTAGGATCTATCTCTATAACTACATTGCGAGATTTTAAGAAACGATCTACACCGTCTAATGCACCAGTTTCATAATCAGGCAATTGACCTGTTTTACTACGCACCCGCCCACGCATACCATATCCAAATTCAATCTGACCTAATGTTAAAAACTCGTCTAACCATATTGCTTTCTCGCCTGATACACGCATACCAGTCTCATATCTTACTGGTGGCGTGTTACCTGTATTTACTCCATCAGGATCTGATGTAACAAATATCGGTGCTGTTGGACGCTCATTTTCTTGATTAAATGTTACATACCGAGTTACATCATAATAATTATCATCATCAGGGGCAATTAATCGAAACCGCGCCGACCAGGTTGAAGTTAAAGGCACATAATCCGAATCATCAATTAATCGAAACGCATATTCCTTTAAATGTGATAAAGTTGTGCCTGGTGCTGAGTCTAAAACACCTTTATTTATATTAAAAGGCGTCCATCCCACATCCCCCGTAGGATTTAAATTATACTCTACATTATATACGGTATATTCATCTTCATAAATACGATCCCACCGAATATTAAATAAATCGGCATATCCATAAGTATCTTTATCATCGCCCTCAGGCACAATATCTGATATAGAAGGTATGATAATACGCACAGCAATATATCTAATTTTGCAATTTGCTATCGCAAAATGTGTGGGAGTAGTTGCATCTTCAACTTTAATTTTAAAATTATCATTATAATATACTGTCGGATCCGATATATGCCCAATATAATCCTCTGCCTCAGACGCTGTCATTGTATATTGATATGAATGCCCAGCTATATTAGTTGCAATATTAATCCAATTTGCACCTCCATCCACAGATATATATATACTGTATATATTACCTGGCGGGTCGTAAGTATCTGTCCAACTTATTGTCGTTATTATATTAGCTGATGTCTGAAATTTTACATCAATAAATTGCGGGTTTGTTATCTTTATCATTTTTTATATCTCCTTAATTATTTGTCCAATCGGCATCAGGATATTCTGATGTGTTCGTTGGTTCAATTCTACGTAATATAAATGAGAATGTGCGTGTATATTTTGCTTTACTGAAAGCATTAGGATCATCCATATATGTAAAATTATGGACTAAACCTAACTCTTCGTTTTCAAGACTATACGTATTAGGAAATCTCAATTTGCAATCTCTGGCATCATCACCTGGGTTCCATTTATACCAACCTGGACTTACCGGGTCTAAAGCGTCTAGACTTTGTGGCACTGTTACCATAATAGGCACTGATGAAAATAATCTAATAGCGTTACCACTTAATGGATGATGATGAATTAATGCCTCAAAACCAACCGTGCCATAATAACCAGAACCATTTAGCCCAATATGTGTTTTGCCTGTACTTAATGGATTGATTTGTAAAATATAATCGTGCTGATGTAACAAATTCCAATTGTGAAATATATCCATATATATTGAAGAACCATAATATATAGGATATTCGTCCGATAATCCATCTTCTTCGTAATCCGCATCTAATGCTGCTATATGCCGTGTAGCATCTGTATTTGGCGGTCTATATGCAAATGATACTATCCCTAAAATACTTGTAGGTAATTCAATGCCTGGCGTATATCCAACCGACGCATTTATGCGAACATCGTGATTACTTAAATATTCAAAATATACATTCGTGCCTGGTATAACCTGACTGCGAGTTAAAAACTCATCAGGCATTTGCGCTTTTTCACCTGCTACACGAACCCCAAAATCTCTCCGCTTAGCTAACTCTGACATTTATCTATCTCCTCATATTTACAAACTTAATAAATTATATTTAAAAACTATGTTAGTTCTTACTTGACGCAATTCTTCGTTGATCCAATACAACCGTTGTGTATATGAATAACCTCGATAATATTTTAAATCGGGTTTATAAATTCCGTGTATAATAATACGGTTATTATCCAACCCTTCTACTCTCGGTATGAAATCTTGATGTGGCAATATAGTAGGGCTTACATCAGCACCATCCGTTATATCAATTTCCATTAAATCTACTAATTGAATGATAAAATTATTCTTATCTTTTAATCCCCAATTATGTTCTATTAATTTATATATATACCAACCGTAATATCCATTCGCTGGCGTATAAGCATAATAATCATATAAATATCGATTGCTATCATTAATTATTTGCCCCTGCGGATTCAATGGCAATTGATTAATATAAACAGTCCCAGTTTCATACTTTATATCAGGTATATTCACAGTCGCTGATATTTCCGCTTCTTCTGCATTTGGAATAGTATTGTATGTAGATAGCTTTGATTTCAATACCTGAAACATTACACCCTGATTGACCATCTCACCATTATAAAACATATAGCCCGCTTGCTTCCCATCGTGAAAATCAAATGCTTGAGCTACTTGCTTAATTACCGGTGCGTCATTATGTTTAACAGTTTCAGCCCATAATTCAGTAGGTACGGCTTGCTTTTCATAAATCTTCGGAGTTTCACCACCAGTTACTTTCTCTTCTGTCGCAGTCGTAGGAGCTTCTCGCAAACGTAATCTACGCATCTCCTCATTAGACATTGAACTACCATCAGGCGTCCCATATTGTGGCACATCTTCAACTGATATTTTACTTTGATATGGAACTAGTTTTTTTGTTTTAGAAACTACTCCTACTTGTTTAGACTCTCGCTTATTGATTGTTGGTAATCGCTTCATCGTAACCACTCCCATATTGGTCGTAAATGAGACTCTATACTATTTAATTGCGTATATGCCTGTGTATCAATTGCTATTGAAAATACAATAGGTTTGCCAAAATAATCCTCAACAAGCAAGGGATTTCTAGGTGCTGATGGAACAATCTCTATTACATTGCTACCTGTATTATTCCATAATTGCGGTGATATTGATATGTTATCGATATTTACACTTGATACAGTAGCACCAAAATTGAATGTATTATTAAATATTGGGTCTGATGGATAAATAGATGAAATGTCATCTACTCCCATTCCCTGCATACTATAAGCAGAGTCATAAGGATATACCCATAAGTCTATACGAATACCTGATTGTGCATATATGTTAAATAAAATTTTACGTAATCTTTTAATAGTTACTTCACTACCTAAATCTATTAAAGAACTCCTATAATAATTATGTATTGCTTTTGGCAATGTACGTGGAAATTGAGCTGATTGATTGCCTGGAAATTTAGCAAACCTATCTAATATAGCATCATAATTTACACCCAATTGTGTAACATTGTTCCCAATAAAAGCAACTGGTGCACTTGTAGATACCCTTAATTCTGTTTTTGGACTATTATATATACTTTCTATATATATACCAGCCCAATTAAATCCAACATCACTAGTAGTCTGCACGTATAAATGGGGCATTATATCAGCACTCCGTAAATTACCTTGTGTGTCATTATAATACATCCGCACCATTTGCCTACCATCTGTAATTAGATTTTGTGTTATACCATTTAATACCCACGTTCCAGGATACGAATATTTAGTTACCGCCCCTGTATATAAATTATGTACGTAGATATTACCATAAATTCGATGCACATTCTCTTGTATTACTTTTATAGGATCGCCATCAGGGACGCTATTATCCCGATAATAATTAATAGGGTAGATAGGTATTTCATCATAATCTTGGATTGAATGCCCTGTTGTGATATATGGTATATTTAAACATATTGAGTTGTCGTGCTGATTATATCCAACTGTAGCCTCACGTATATCATCGCCTAATGCTTTCATTCGCATTTTTAACTCACCTGAATATTGTGCATCTAATAATTTAGGCATATTATTATCATATACATAAAATCCATCAGCAGAAAGAAAATATACATAATTATTTACATTCTTAATAGTATGAGGTGCAATGCATCCTAACGTAGGCGATATTTCATCGGTTCTAGATAAAGGTGGCAAATCAGCCTGCACTGCTACCCTATGCATTGAATTTTCTTTAAATATTAGTAAATTACCTGCAAGCGACTCTATACCTGTAATCTGCGATTGGTCTCCACTCTTGTATTCAATGAAACTATCAAATTTAATAGTATCTGGCAAATAAGGTTCGCTCCATCGCAAACCACTCTGATATTCCATTGTAATTGGATCAGTAGAACCTAATACCGCTCCATCAGGTAAAAAGTCATCTATAAATAATCCCTCTGTGTCAGGCGTAGTCTCTATCTTCCCTATATATTTAAATTCAGCGTGGGGCGATCGTCGTCTATATACTTCTAAATATTTAATTGAATCATTGTATGGTGATGGCAACCAATATAAACCTACTACATAATTATCACCATTGCCATATTCATCTGGGTCCTCTATAATTTTAGTGCCGTCAGTACCTAAGGTTATTTTCGTAGTATAAAGTGCATCTTGTAATACGCCAGGACGGGAGACAATATCATTAATATCTTTAAATACAAAAGCATATTCTAATTCTGTACCACTTGGAAATCCTTTATCCCCTTTAAATAAATAATAACTTATATCTGATGTTGGGTGCAATGGTTGGTATGTTTCTATAAAATTAGCATAATATAAACGTTCATTTAATGATATATTAAATCTCGATTGTAATGGGAAATATAAACCATCATAATCATTAGGCGAACTTGTAAAATCTAATGCTTCGTCCCGAACATCATCAAAATAATATATACCGTGAAATGTTCTTTTCTGTCCATTAATTATCACATCCTCCGTTATTGCGTCACCATCAGTTAAAGGATATATTAATTGATTATCATAATCAACAGTCTGAATTACTTGATTAGCGTGAATATCATATATATTTATTTTAGTGTCATCGTCAATTGTGTGATCGAACCGTTTAATTTCAATTTCATCAACTAAACCATAATTATTAGGTTCATATTCATTATCTACTGTTGCAAGTGTACGATAGATTAGTAACTTCTTTGCATCTTTCGGAACATTCTCATAACTTATACGAATGCCTACACGAGGTGCTCCAAATAATAATGAAGATGGGAAATAACTTGTTAATTGTTCTAATGCTAATAATCTAGTGGCTGGAGTATATGAAAATATATCAAGATTTTTGCCTATATGAGATACATTATGCTTGTCATATAAAAGACTATCTTCATATTCAGCTCTTCCTACTGCCACATTATGATTAGTCTCAAATTTATCATCAATCACTGTAAATAATCGAGGAAAAATTTCAGGGAAATAACCCAAATATTCTGATGACCATAATGTAGCGAAATTAATATTTTCATTTAATGTAGCAACGGGCATTGTAACATTGCCTTCATAACGCCAAGTAGCCAGCACGTGTTCACATATTAAGTTATCGGCATCATAATTTGCGGCAGTATCTGTTTCATATAATGCACTATCCCTATTTAATAAATCTAATTCCAATATACCTGGTTTAATTAATCTATCCACAACCTCACTATCTATATCGCTACGAATATATCGTAAATCATCGCCTTGATCAATAATTCCTTTAATAAATGTCCCGTGCCAATCATATTGTTCTGGAACATTATTTTCAGCAAAAACTAGCCGACTACTATATATAATATCATCTGTATTGATAGATAACCGATCTAAACCAAATTGTATTCTACAGGCATTAGATATTTCCTCATTGCTTCTAGCATAAAATTCTAAATATACATCGTTGCTCTCGTGGACATCATATCCTGCTTTGTTAAATACACTTAATGGTAAATAATATGGAGGCCAGTCCAAATAGTATCCAGACGGGGGTCTTGTAGGTGGAACTGGAGTTTTCATTAAAGTAGGCAATGCTAACACTCTTACAGGCGAATTAGCCAATCGCAAATTCCCTTCTGAATCAAATAAGCTCATTACACTTCTTGCATTAGATCTATCTGCGAACGTAGGAACTGTTATATTCCCCGTCGATACAAATACGTGAATTTGATTATCAACAGCATCCTTAAAAATATCCCTTATAGTAGCATTATCAAAAAGTATTAAATTTGCCTCATAGAAAGTGCCGTTTAATTTAATAGTATGATCAGGCACAAGTGTCGTAATTAATGTTGTAAAATCTATATAATTTTTGATATTATCAATTTCATTAAAATTAATAATATTAGAATCACGATCTTCAATATATCCTTGATCATTTAGTTGCCAATCCTTTATACCAAATCTGTGATTCTGCTTACCGTATATTTTCTCTTTAATTTTAAAGAAATTCTGACCTAATCGGGATAATTTACCTTGATTATCGAACAAATATGTTAATGGTATAGTATATCGTCTCGTAGGTTCAAAATACCGAGGCTCATATAAATTATACGGGAATACAGGCGATAATGTTGTTATATCTTGTGGACCTGTAGATAAAGTAGATAATAAATTATTCCGTCTAAATTCATATTGATCTAACAATTTTGGTCTCTCATAATATGGCGCATAATCTTGCGAACCACTTCCTTTTATCAAATCATTATCAGGTATAGCACTCCATAATATATCTGATACTAATTTTTCAGTGCTTGCTACACTATAACGACCATCACCATAATCCCATACGAATTTATAACGCCACGTACCCAATGGTAACTTTTTAGAATATTTGTCTTTCTCTTCTAATTTAGTAATACGAGATTTTTGCGGTATCTTTTTATCAAATACTCTATCAGTTGCATCCATTAAATAAGTGCCATCTAATACCGAGCCTTTCGTAGGGAAATACTGCAATTCTAAATCATTCCATATATATACATCAGAAGAGGTTTCTTTTATAGTTTCACCTGTTTCTGGATCTATATATTCATCTTCGTGCAGTTGCACTTCTTTATCTATATCATTAAATTCAACTCCATCCTCACCATTACTAAATCGATAATACTCATCATTCTGGCGCTCAAATCTACTCCCTTCTACATCCCAATCAAATTCCCCTGTATGCTTGTATACAGCATTTTTAAATGTTATATATGCAGTGTTCCCAATTGTTTTGCTAATTGCTAACGCTAATTCACCTGGCACTGTATCCCCACCGTAAGTCTCTGGATTAGATACTTCATTTCTACACGGATTTACTGTGCCTTTCTGATTACTCTTTTTAAGTTCATAATTATAAAGAGCCATACCGTGTTTGACACCTTCCGTTTCTGAGTTTTCTTCGCCTATTCCTATTCTATAATCTATATTTATTATATCAGGGTCTAATACAGGTTTGCAATTTGGCAATATTTCTAATTGATGGTCTTGCGTAACCCCTTGTTCCTGATCCGCTAATAAATCTCTAATTGTAACATCGCCATTAATTTTATCTGATATAATTAATTGATGTCTATATTCACTTATATCTACATATTGATTAATCCATAAATCATTTTCATTATCTGATATTCTAAATTTATTAGGTGCATATAACACGTGCTTTTCATTACGCAATTGTCTATTAGGATATAAATCTTTATACCGTATAATATCGCCACTATTATCATTGAAATAATACTCACGATAATATGAACGGCGTGTCATATGATTTAAAGGACCACTGCCTAATTTACCATTAAATAAAAATCTTGCAGGCAATACATAATTACGGTCGGCAGTTTCTAACGGCACAAAAGCATATATCATATAATTATCTTTATCAATATATGTCATTTGCCCTAAGTCATAATCAATGTGCATAATACCATTATATACAGGATAACCATATTCATTAATATCTATGCTTTGAACTGTTTGATTAGATATATAATTAGTTAATAACTGATTTAAATGAAGTAGGTCAAGGGAGAATTTATATCGATCCGGCTCTATTGTGCCATCACTGTTTAATCCATCAAAACCTAAACGATAAGCATATACCATATATCTATTGCCACCATATACATATTCAGATGCTTCACCAGGTAGCAAAAATTCTGAAATACCTAATATACCTAAATTATTATCAATTGTATTTATATCAGAGAACGTAACCGCAATGCGTGGATTATATGCACCAAATTCATATCCATTGCGAGATTCAATTTTGTTAGATATTTTATGTTTATAATTTAAAATATCAGCTGCAAATTCTTTTTCAGGATTATGAATCAGCTGTATATTAGAATTTAATCCACCAAAATTCTGCATTATTATCTTTTGATACATTCTCTCCTCCTTATGAAAATGGTGCAAATTTATAATCTACAATGCCCTGCTGGAATAAAGTAGGTTTATTAATTTTAGCTCTCTCTATCTCTTGCTGAAAACTTTGTTCAAATACTCTATAATTAGCACTGCCTTTACTCTTGATAAACCAACTTAAAGCATAATCTATAAATGCATTCTCATACGGTGATAATACAGGATTTAATCGCTTGGTGCTAAATTGATACATAAATCGAGTAATGTTCTGCCCTGTAATAGGATGCACGATTACCTGGTCTAATGGATACCAACTGTTATATGTAATAGGCGTAGTAGTAGTATCGTCGGCACGCACCCACTGTTCAGTCTGACTTAATGGAGATAAATCAGGTATATACCACAAATATAAAGGACCACTATATTGTGGATATATCAATATTTCCTGTCGCCATATAGTTGCAATATATACACTTTTATCAGGATAATGATACATATACACATTAGGAGTGCGTCCAACTCCTGTATGCAACGTATCCCTTATCCGCACAAATTGTTCAAAATCTACAATCAATATAGGAACAGTTGCAGTAGGATTATTAGCCTCATCTTGTGGTATCAATCCATTGCGTAATTCAATTATACGTAATACATCGGTAGGCAACATATATATATTGTCTGCGTTTAAATCAATCCGTTGCACTTGTTCCACATATTCCGTCTCACGTTGAAATATCTGTATGCCTTTTGTTAGCCATCTCATAAAGGCTAATTCAGTTACATCTAAAGTCTCGGTATATAACTTTGCCATATCTCTAAAATCCGAAAACATTTCAGCCATTGTGCTAGACATTATAAGCCCTCTTCCTTTTTCATAGTTGATAATTCTTCTACTTGCGTCTGAACATCTAATTGATATGCTGTCATTAGAGTTTCAAATGTAGACATTAATTCTTGATTAATTAAATTTAAATTTACCGATGGATAATAATCTATTAATAAATTTTTCATAGCTTCTAATATTACTAATTCTTGCAACTCGGGCGATAAATATAATTCCATATCGGTAGGTTCAGTCAATTCTAATAATGCTTGAACATACCATACTTGCAGTGTAGCATTCAAATTAGTTAAACTTGTCATAGTAGCTTGGTCGAATGTTGCACCTATATATAATAAAATCGTCCGTGCAAATACATCATATTCGTATGCAAATATCGGACTGTCAATAGTCGGCACATTCCAATCGTGAATAGAAATAGTATAGACTTCCCTTTTACTCGATTGACGACACTGCTTTTTATACAATACCGATGCGCCTTGCCACATCATATACACGTTATCAATAGATAGTAAATCTGCTGGCATACCATATATAAATACTTGATACGCTCGTGTCCCATATTGAATATTTTGTATAGTCGGATCTTGCACACCATTATTGAATGGTATATTAATTACATTGCCAAATCTATCAGACATAAAAGGCAAAACATAATTCTGGACTTTGCGCCTCGCCGTATTAATATAATTAGATATAGATACATCACTAACAACTGCACCTGCGAAATATCGCTTTAATCGGATTTTTAAGAAATCTATATATTCAGCTAATATCATAGTTTAGGTGCTACCTCCCCTGGCGTCGCTTGTAATGGAACAAATGGGACGCGAGGCTCTACAAAACTTTCTAATTGTCGCGCTTCCGTTAATTCTTTTTCTTTCTTTCTTTGGTATAATTCACCTTTTATCTTCTGTATATTCTGTAATAAATAACTCAATTCACCTCTCTCATCTGCGTGCATTAATAATTTTAATAATGCAATAGAATAAAATAAATCTATATATTCATAAGATATAGGCAATACAACATTACTCTGAGTCTCCTGCAAAACATCAGGATATATATACGCCTCCATTATACCCTGTGCAGTAGTATTGCTAATTATATCAATATTAGACATAGTCTGTGTAGTAGCATAAAATACTAAACCATATATTGTATATACAGGATTATCCTCTATTGCTACATTCCAACTGTGAGCTGTCTCCCAATTAACAAGTGCATTGTATTCACGACTATTTACATACCGTGCCTCTCGCAATGGATCAACTGCACTCTTTTGAATTAATACTCTATGTGGCTTAATAAAGTTTGGACCTAAAAATTGACCATTAACTACATTAAATCTAGCTATATAATTATGACCATATACAGGCAATAATATAGAAATAGTATCCATTAAGGCAGTATTGACAATCTGCACTAAACTAAAATAATCTATATTAAAACCATTGCGATAACTATTTACCCTATTAAGTATTTCGTCAATTGCATCACGTAATCGCACACCACCATAATTAATCATTACTGCCCCCTGCATTCTGTAATGGTATGCGTTGTCCTGATTCTATAGGCACATATAATCCACGCTGTTGTTCTGTAACATCCATAGTATTAATACGTTCAGCTGCAAAACAAGCTACCTCGAAATGATATTCAAGTGGCACTTCTAATCCTATATTATTCGCTACGGAAAATACAACAGGATACCGAATATATAAAATAGAAGCTAATAAATTCTGCATACCTGTATTATTCTTAATTTGGATAATAGTGCGCAATATATTATTCGCATCAGTTCTATTGACATAACTCCAGTAACCATACTTCGGATAATTAGCTCCTGGTAATAAATATGGTTGGTTGGTAAATATCATATTGTAATTTTCAAATTTTGCAGGTTCTAAATATGATAAAGTTACAAATTTATTATTACCATTATTATCTACCGTCTTGACAATTAAATTACGGGGGAAAAACATTAATGTATTTAATTGAAATTCAGCTGTCGTATTATCAATAATACGGTCTTCCTCAAATACATATAAAGGTCTTAAACAACGTTCATCACCTTTGGCGTGCGCTTTAGCAATTAACACCCGCTGAGCATTATCAATCTGTTGCTCCATAAAATCAAGTGGAGCATACCATTCGTGCCCTGAGTCTAATAACGTCCTAACAGTAGATACGATTTCTAATGGTGTCATTGCTATTGTGGTTTATATGGTTCTAAAAAACTGTCTATCTTTGAATATAAATATATTAATTGCGTAGGTATAGTTGATTCAAAAGTTTTGCCTTCGGATAATAATTTTACATCACGCTGTGATAGACTATCCTTTAAACTTAATATAGAAGCTGCTATATACAATATAACATTTTCATATATTGCATCCGAAAATGATTTAATTAAATAATCAATTGGTGTAGGAGGCGGGGGAAAAGTCCCATATATTCGAGCAGGATAAGTATAATATATTATACGACCTGATAATTGCTGATTGTAATTACTAGGCATACCATCCCACCCTCTACTAAAATAAATAGCATTATTAATTATATGCGTACCATAATGCTCGGTATATAAATATTGTAATGCTTCACCACCGAGATAAACACGTGATAAATATGAATGTTCAGAATCTTGGAATACAGCAGATATAATATGCAAATAAGGGTCAGTTAATATATTCAAATTAGCTGGGACATTCAATTGAGCATTCCATCCAATTCTATCACTGACCCTTATTAATTCCTCTAAATATACATATAAATTACGCTCTAAACAATAATTCACAAAAAGCATTTGTGCATTATTAAGAGCTAAAATAATTTCATCATCATCATAAAATTGACCTTGGCTTCGTGCGCTCGCAACATCACGTAAAGCACGTCTAATTTGCAATACCAAATCCGACCCATCCATTGCGCCCCCATTATTCGTGTACTCTTATTTCGTTACATTGGTGGAGGCATCCCACCTCCGCTATTCCCCCCATTAGTTCCGCTTGATGGTGAAAATCCAGACATACCAGATTGCATAGGCGTACTAGGTAATTGGCTTCCACCAGAGGAACCCATTTCAGGAGGCATTTGGTTCATTTCGGCACCTGGAGTTGGAGGCATCGCCATTCCAGTTGGTGCTGATTGTGGGGACATACTAGGCGACATCATATTGCCACCCATAGCAGAAGGCGATGTGGGTTGTTGCATAGTGCTCCCTAATATGCCTAACTTCGCATCTATTAATGCTTGTTGTATTTGTAATTTAGCTGCTAAATCAACAAGTTGTTGAAAACGCTGATTATTCTCATTCACCGCTAATAACTTACTCAATTCCGTCTGCATTTGCTTTGTTACAAGTTCCTGCTCTTTTAGTTTTAATTCAGTAGCTCTATTCAATAAGCCTGCTTTTTCATTTGCTAATTTATTTAAATCTATGGTAACAGCTGTCTTGCGTTCGTGCTCACGTGTAGGTTGTCCCATTGATAATAATATTTTTGTTGCCATTTTTTTTCCTTTTATTCAAACTCTGCACTATCACGGGTTATATACCGCCTCTCTTCCTCCATTTGTTTTTTTGCCCAATCAGGAAAACTCTCTTTAAATATTACAGTTCCATATAAATCGCTCGACTCAATAATTCTCTTTAATTCTACATCATCAGTTACAAAATTATGATGTGTAAAACGTAAATAAGTGTTCTCATTTAAGAAGATTGCGGGTGCCTTCTTCGTAGATACATACGTAGTTAAAGCACCCGACTTCTCATCTTCTACTTTGCGACCTATATATCTGTCAATATTATAATCAGCCTGCTTATTAGGTTCAACAATATTCACAGTAATACTTTTCGTATCAGGACTTACAACTGCTTCACCACTTAATACTTCTTGTTTTTTACTTACTTCCATATATTACTCCTTTAATTTTAATTATCTAGTCCATCCATAATAATTTGCATCAGTAGTAGTCAATGAACTACGTGGTTCATATCCAATAGCATCACGCACTGGATAGTCATAAGGTTCGTCGCCGTGCTGTAAATGTTTGAGCCAGAATTGCCCTCGTCTATCAATTACATCCTCATTATCGCCCGCATAAGTTTTTGCTATCTCTGCACCACCCGATACATCTGTTATGTTATTTGTATCAATCCCTTTGAAAACATCACCTGCCCTATATTGTTTGTTGTTATAAGATACTATGCCTGCAATTACCTCATACCAAGTACCATTAATAGCGGCAAGCGTACCACTCGACAAATCTAATATTGGCGATTCTACAAACAAACGTTCCTCGCCATATAATGTGCCTTGTCCTGCCATTTCGAGCCTATTGGTAGTCGCCCCACTTAAATCAGTCGGATAAACTAATTGCAATGATAAGGAATCTGGCGTCATTAATGATGCGTCGATTATATTCCCTGATCCTAAATCAAGATAGTTATATTTAAATTGATATGCTATTGTCCCATCATTACGGAACAAATCAATATCATTTCTGCTAATATATCGCATTTTTATTCTCCTTTTATTTTTATGTTGTTCTTAAAAGTGCGTGGACTTGTTCGCGATGCCAAGCAATTGTGCCTTGCCATTCAATCATTAAATGGTAATCACGCTCACCTGGATCTTGCCAAGCTTTTGTTTCAAAATTCTTATTTACCATAATTTCGATTTCCTTAGGATCAATAACAAAACCCCAATCCTCGAAGCCAGTATTCATACGTAACATATCACTACGGATAATCTTTAATTCAAAACCTCCTGGAACAACATATGTATCTAAATTCAACCCTATTTTTCCTGCTGGCACCTGGTCGGTCATTCTACGATAATCTTTAAATGCTCTATTGAATCTTTGCAATAATCTTGCACCTGCAATCATTATCTTTTTATTCCCATTTGGTGCAGTTGCAAATGCCATATCAGTAGTAAAGTTCATAAAGAACTCTTCAAAATCTGTTATCGTAGAAGGATTATACGTAGCAACATTTGTTCTAATTGCATCAAATAAACCACCCATATAACGTGTGGCTCTATTCTGCGAAAACTCTACTTTGCGATGACCCCACATAAAATTATACTCAATAGTCTTTTTGAAATTACGTGCTAATTGCTCTACCTGAAATTCCCAAGTTGCAGCTTCACGGGTATCTACCATATTACGCATATCCTCTGACATCGTAAATGTTGTCTCTTTATGCTCAACAAAATTACAATTATAAATTGGATGAGCCTGATGAGAAAAACGCCCAATATCTTGCGACTCTTTAATAGTGCGACCTAAATAAATTACATCTGATTTACTAAATGTCCTGAATGGTTCATCTTCAATAACACGTACTACCACATAACCAGGCGTACAAGTGCTAACCATCACTGTATTAGAACCAGTGCCAGTAGCTAATGTTTGCGGTAATGTTAAGGCAGTGCTAGGATCATCCCCCATCCACTTGCTCGATGTCGGCGTCATTACAACTTCAAGATTCTGCCCTGTCTTTTGCACAAAGAGAATATCTTGAGGATCATAATACATATCAGAATTGGTCCAAGGTCTTGATGGTTGATCTAATTTCAACCTAGCAAAACGACCATATCCTCCTGTGCTAACCAAAGTCGCACCTGCCTGAGCTTGCGAACAAAAATCGAAATGGTCAAACTCGTCAAACTCCATTTGAATCACTTTATGACTACGTGGCTTAGGACCCCGCATTGCATACTGCGATAACGTTACTAATGGGGTCGCATCTGGAGATACAGTACGTATTTTTTCGTCTAAATGCTCTTTTAATTGATACGGATCTGCATTAGTTGTTGTCGCAGGTCCTCTAGTAATTACGCTATTAAAAGCCATAATAATCTCCTATCCTTTGTTTTTACTTATATTAATTTTTTATCCTAACAATTCATCCAATCTTTTAGAACGCTCTGCTTTAGAACGAGCTTCTATATTTCCAATTGGTTTCTTAACAATATTACCAGTAGCTTTAGAACCCACAATAGCGACTGGTGTCTTTTGGTTAGTATTATTACGACTTTCTACTTTGCCCATACTATTCCTGTTGCCAAATGCAGCACGAACAATTAATTGAGCTTGTTTTTCATTTAAAGGATTAATACTTAAATCTACATTTGGATATAATTCAGTAATGGTACTACCTAATATTTTTAAATCTTCATTACTTAAATTACTATTTAATCCCACCGTATTCAATGCACCTGCCAGTACTGCATCATTATGTTGTATTATCCGCTGTTGCTCATTCTGACGTGTTACATTGTTTAATGCTGATTTCAAAGTTTCTATCTCCGCTTTCAATCCTTTGGTTTCCCGCTCCACAATCTTAGAAGCTCTGTATTGTATTTCATCTGCAACAGTATCAAAATACTCGGGTTCTGGTTCTACTACTTCCTGTGGAACTGTTCTATCTTTGTAAGCCTCTGGATGTTTAGCCATATAATACGCATCGAAAATTTGCTCTTCGGTATAACCTTGTGCTTTATTATTTAAAAAATATCGCAAGAAATCAGATTTCGCTACATCATTCAATAATGGTTCTAAAGTTTTATATGATTGATACTTTTCACCATTTATTCTATAGTCCCGCCACAAATCTTCCAATTGTTGCTCGGTCACTATCTCTTTAACTGGTCGCCCTGTATCATCATTATAAACAACCTCAAATTGACCACCAACAGGTTCAACATCATATAACTGTTCCTGTTGCCCACCTTCAATTTGCAACTCACCTTCATCAGAATTTACATCATAGCCAGAGTTGAACTGCTCTTGACTATCAAGATTCTGTTCCTCACTTTCGTTTAAAACTTCATCTGTCACTACATTATCAGCCATATAAATACCTATTTTTTTACAAAATTAATAATATTCTTTACATAAACAAATTATTTTATTCACATTCATTTTGATACTCCAGGTTGATTCTGCTGTTGGACTTGCATTAATTGTTGTACCACATTACTTTCCTGCTCCTTCGGGCTGATGCCTATTGACTTTTTCAACTCATCACGAAGGACTTGTTTCTTAACTTGTGTTTGTACTTGCTCTTGTATTTTTTGTTCCTTCGCCTGTTGTGCCATCTCCATTGCTTGTTGCTGATATTCAGAATAATATTTTCGTATCTCTTCTTTCTTTGTTTCTGGTAGAGAAGTATATTCTAATAATAATGGCATTGTAAGTTCAGGTGGCATTGGAACAACTTGGAAAAAGTGTAATAGTTCTGTGAAATATTTTTCTTTCATTGCTTGGGTTTGCATTGCCTCATCAACCACAATATCAAATTTAATTTCAGTAAGTGTATCTAATATTGAATTATCAATATTCACATATTGCAAATCTTTACTTTGCCCTATCAAACGAATAATTTGACGGGGCGACATACAATGTTGTATATACCATACTATACGCTCGCTTACCGCTAATCGCCAAACACGTAACGCTTCTAATACAGGTAAATGCCCTGTACCTGCAGCTGCTGCACGAGCTTCTACAGCCCGCCCACTCTCAGCCGCATTTTCAGTTAAACCCATAGCGTTTGGACCGCCCATTTGCGTAGTCATTATTTCACGAGCAAAATTAATAGTTTGGAATATCTGCGGATTCACAGGATTATCTTGCAATACTTGTATAGCGTTTCCTATAACTGGAATAATAGGACGTGTTGTAGATAACTCACGACGCACCTTTTCTAATGTTACCCCCCGTTTTAGCAATGCTTCATTAACTAATGTTACACCTTTATTCTGGGCACCTAAGGCGTGATCCCATTGCGAGAAGCCACGATTGATTTCATCTTGTGGATTCTTTAAATTATCCACAACGCTAAAGAAATTGCCTTCCCAAAAATACGGAAAATATGGGACATACTGATAATCTGTAATAGACAAATCATTGTCTATAATAACCTTATCACCTATCACAATAGTTTGATGAATTATCTCGCTATTGTATTTATCCATATATAAAAGTTCTGTACCATATGCATCGCCTAATGTAAGGGGTATCCCCTGCTCAATATAGCCAGATTGCAAAGTTTCAAAGTAAGTTTTTGCTTCATTTTTAGTATCAAATTTATGTATCTCACCACGAATATCATCAACTACTATCCATACAGTAATCACTTTATGTTCATTATAATCATAACATTTTAGCAGTTCTTTTTTAGGGTCTTGATATTTCACATACTCCATTATATAGCGTTTTGCATTAATTGCATCCACATCTTCATCAGCTAGGATAGCTTCATTTAAAATATAATCTTCAAAATCAGGAAATATAGATGCTAAGTTTTCACGAGATTCATAAAATACTCTACACATCCACGGTGCGTCACGCAATAGTTTATCGTGCGTATGATACAAATCCCAATACATTTCGCCAAATGGGACATATTCTATTTTCGGGTATCCATCTAGCACTTCATTAGTATCCCAATAAATATGTGCAAAACCCACACCTGTTAGACAACCAGTGGTGAATATATCTGTTTCTATATTTTTTATATTATTGCTTTGTTCAACCCATTTAATTAAATACGATAATATATCCGAGGCTAATTCATCGCTTACTTCTCTGCCGACAGCTTTAATATCCATACGAGTTTGCATTTGCACGCCAATAAGATGTTGAATTTTTGGGAATATTTCATTCATTACTTTTGGCTTCCGCCCCTGTTGCAAATGGCTTTGAATTTCTTCTTCAGTCCAAGGATGCCCACTATAATAATTATAATTTGTTAATCCCTCTTCGTATATCTCATTAAAATCAGAATTTACCGATTCTAGATTAGTTCTAACTTTCTCATATAAATCAATATCATTCTGTACTTGATTTGGTAATTTCATAATAGTTTCACCCTATATTTAATCATAATAGTTTCACCCTATATTTAATCATAATAGTTTCACCCTATATTTAACAATAATTTCCGCCCTATATATCATAATAGCTTCCGCCCTATATATCATAATAGTTGCACCCTATATTTAATCATAAATAATAAGATTTTAAACTTACAAAATATGGATTTTTTCTTGGGTCGTATATATCGCCAGCTTCTAATTCGGATAAATCAGTCGAGGGGCTTTCATAATCATCATCCATTCGGCGTTCCCGATCAGTATAAAAATTAGTTAATTCTTCTGAACTAATTGTTGTGTAATCTGGATAACCAAAACCAGACACCAGCATATAACGTAAAGCATCAGCTGCATCATCAGGGCCAGTCGTATCTAAATCTTCTCTATTTGTTCCACTTCTTTGTGTATATTGCAGTATTGGAAGAGTATCTATTAATGTGGTACATATATTAAAGATATGCAATTTGGGAGGTTTATTAGGAGTATGGAACAACCATTGCTTCACTATCCGCCATCCATTTACACGTGAATTAGAAGCTGGCATTACTGGCAACCCACGCCGTATAAACATATTAGCCACAGATTCTTCTAAATAATTTTTCATTTTACTCTCGCCCCATATCGAAGGATCTGCCCAAATAATGTGTTGCGGCAATTGATCGTATATAGGTTTAATATCATCTATATACTGTTCAGCTACACCCATAGCAGTATATTCTTGGAATATATATACACTACCAGTGTCAGGATCTTGAGCACCCCATAAGCATACTGTCGGGTGATCTGTATATCCTAAATCTAGCCCAGCCGCAAAATTCCAAGTGCGTGGTATTTTAAATGGCTCTATTACGTGCACATCATCAGACCAAGAATCAAAAAACTGACCTGCGTATACACTCCAATCACCATTAAGCCAGGCTTCTAATATGCCAGGATCTTGCAATTTCAATGCTCTGATATATTGCTCCCTATCGAGATAAGGATTATCATATATACGAGCTGGGATAAATTTAAAATATTCTTTTTGCTCTAATTCTTCCGCCGACCATTGTGTGTAATCTCTATCTACAAAATGCGTTTTAAACCATAAATGACTAATACCCCCTGGGTTCCCAGTCATTAATACCGTAGCTTTAAAATTAATATTTTTAGCCGACCTACACGATGCAAATAACAACTTTAATAAATGTTCTGGAAAGTTAGGCGCTTCATCTATAATCATTAACTGATATTCCAACCCTTGAATTTTCTGTGCATCATTCTTTGTTTCAAGAGAACGAAAAGTAATACGTGAGCCATTATCAAATACAGCTACCTTCTGCTTGACCTTAAAAACATATCCAAATACGTCAGGTGGGTATCTGCTGATAAGCTCGTTAATAAATAACTCTTCAATTTCAGAATATGTCTTACGAATAATAACAACATTCAAACCTGGATAACTTATAGCACAACGCACAGCAGCAGCTAAAGCCATCCAACTCTTACCACCACCACGCGCACCACCATAAAATATATATGAACCCGTGCCCAATAAATCCATTGCCTGCTTCTGCACTGCCGTAGGGCTCATATAATCGCTTAACTTCATAATTACTCCCACCCTATATAAATAATAATTGCATCCTATATAACAATAGTTTCACCCTATATAAATAATAATTGCATCCTATATAATAATTATGTAGCAATCTTTTGATATTTTGGAGTAATGTTCCAGGTATTAGTAGGAGCATCTAGGTCATCTACAATACCTTTTTTGTCTGTTTTAGTACCATCCAAAGTCTTTCTAATTGTTATTAGTGTTTGCATTGCTTTAAAAAATTCATTAGAATTACTATCATTATCAGTAATAAAATCAGCAAGACGTTCAACACCTTGACGAATTAAATCATCAATATCCTTTTTTAATTGGTCGGGATTGTATTCTACTTCGTTTTCCATATCATACCTTTCTTTCTATAATACAAAATTAAACAAAATAATATAATATACACAAAAAAAATATTTTTTTTAATTTATCTTATTATCAATGATTTACAAATTCACAAATAATTAAATTACATTTATTTTGCTATTTGCTTTACAATACTTAATTTGCATTTTTTACAATTAAAGGTTTTTGAAATGAAATATAACAATCAAATCACAATGACGGGGATAGCATATTATCCCAAGATGGCAACAGCAAAAAATGGTAAGGGGTATTTATCATTCACTTTACGTTATCCTATTAAGAACATTAAGCAGGCGGTATTTATCAAAGTGCTAATATTCAATGAATTTGAAATTGACGCTTTATACAGGGAGCTGACCACTCACGAGCATCCTTACGTATCAGTTTTTGGGCGTTTAGATTTTGGTTTATATCAGGAGAAGCTCAATTTAACGCTCATAGCGAATAGTTGTATTGTAGGGACTTATGAATCTTCACGCAGGGAGACTAATGCCGACAAGGATATTGGTAGAATGTTAAACGAAGAAATGGACGCTGACTTTTTAGCTGAACCTTTTGATAAGGATGATTCAATAACAAACGAGGAGGATGATGATGGACCAGGATTTTAATGAAAGATACAAACAATCTAATTTGCTTATAGTATCAAATGAAAAGGGCATAGTGGATTACGCATATGATTGGTTCTCTAATGTCGAGGTAATCAATGATTTCCCAATGCCAGAGATTGACGATACTTACAACACTATTACAGAAAAGGCACTCAAATTATCTAGCGTCATATCAAAGTGGTTAATGGCGGGAAATGGACCGGATTTCAAATATGTATATTTGCATACTTGGGATATAATGGACGCATTAATATATTATTCAGCACCGTGGATATGGGTATTCCCTGTATTCGAGGATACTGCAATGGGTAAAAATTTTATCAAATGGATTTAGTATATTTGTAAAAATGGGGGTAGGTAAAATGAAAATAGATAATAATACAGCTCATATATTTTTATCACAATTTTGTGGATTAATGTTTCAACAAATATGCACGCAAACATTTAGTGAGTGTAAGAATTATAATGCTTTAATGAAGCAATACAATAAATATCACACATTCATACAATCATTAACTAAAAAGAATATTCAAAAAAATTTAGAATATTTGATATTAGAAAACAATTCACAGATAGATAATGATACACAGTCGCCTGCTCCCATATTATTATTTAATATACCAGATATAAAACATACTGGAATACTTGCTTTATACAAAGCACGATGTGAAGAAGCATTATCTAATGAATTTTATTATTGGATAGACCAATTTGCACAATTAAATTAACAATTATTATTTACATATTAAAGGAGGTTATAAGTGTCACAAATCATCAGTACGGATGCAGAGAACGCTTTAATTGGAGGTATGTATGTCGAGCCTGATAATATAGGCACAGTTATTAGCATATTGACACCTAATCCCATACACATACACAATGATTTAAATAAATACGCATACAATGAATTAGTAAATTTATATACTCACAACATCGAAATAAATCCTACAATATTCACGGATAGATTAAGCAAGAAGTTATCGCCAACGCAGGTTAAAAATTACATATTGACACTCTCTCAATCTTGGCAAAAACAGAACATTAGGGATATTTGCAATGTAGTTTTAGGACAATCTTTAAGGCATTATATGTTCGCAATATCTACCAAAATGCAACAACGCATATATGCACGTGAGGATCCGTTGGATATTATCGAAGATTTCAATATACAGATAAATAAGCTCACACAGGTAGCTCAATTTGAAGCTATTGAAGATTTAAATACTATGACATCTAAAATGTCTAACTTATTAGATGAAGGTGATAATCCATTTGTTCATAAATTCATAACATCTGGGTATAATCAGCTCGATGATATATTAATGGGTGGATACGTGCAAGGTCAAATGAATATAATTGCAGGGCGACCGTCAATGGGCAAAACCGCAGTATTAATTAATATGGCATATAGAATGGCTATGCAGGGTTTTAATGTAGCTTTTTTTAGTTTAGAATCAACAAAAGAAGAATTATTAGTAAGATTAATGAATTTAGTATTGAACAAAAACATTCGTGAATTAATCGAAACTAAACCTAATATATTAAAAAAAGGACTTCAAAAATTGCAACAATTACCTATATTTATTGATGACCACGGCAACTTGGATATTGTTACCCTTCGCAGTAGAATATATCAATTACAACATACCCGCAAAATTGATGTGGTCATTATAGACTATTTGCAATTAATGACTACTAAAAATTATGATGTGAGAGAACGTGAAGTCTCAGAACTATCCCGCCAATTGAAAATTATAGCTAAAGATTTTAAATTGATAGTTCTCGCAGCTGCACAACTAAATCGAGCCGTAGATGCACGAACAAATAAAGAACCAATGCTCTCTGATTTGCGAGAATCAGGCTCCATTGAACAAGACGCAGATATTGTAATGTTCGTATATAGAGACGCCTACTATAACGATACAACACAAAATAGCGACGCTAAAATTATCGTGAAAAAAAATCGAACTACTGGCGGCATAGGCACCCTTAACCTGCACTTTACCCCAGGCATAGCTAGCCTCACCGAACAAAAACCCGATATACCATTCTAATTCATTATTTTTTCATAAGAAATTATAGCATTCTGTATTTGATATATAGGTGCTATATTTTCTTTTATACGTGATAATATGTCATTATTAATTTATAATATTAAGTAGGGTATAAGAATATAATCAGTATAGAATTAGTATAGTATTAGGGGAATGACAAAAAGGCGGGGTAGGATATAGTGCACGTCAAGAAATCAATTTTAACGTGGTTTAATTCACGCAGGTTCAATTTTTAATATAATCAGAATAAAATATACCAACAGAATAGGAAAAATTCAACTACGTTAAAAGTAGGGGGGTAAAATCGGCATTTTAAAAGCATTCAATAGGGGTAAAACAGGTAGATGGGGAAAAGAAATAAAGAATAAGAAAAAGAAAAGAAAAGGGGGAGAAAAGTAAAGAAAAAGAATAAGAAACAAAGAAGTAAGATATAATATATAAAGCAAAGAGTCCCAAATAACTCTTTGCTTTTCTTATATTTCTTATAAATAAATCTAGTATTATTATTATAATATATTATATATATATTTATATTATTATAATATATATTATTATTAATTATTATATATTTATATTATAATAATAATATATTATATATATATATTATTAATATTATATTATATATATATTAATTATTAATTATGAATATAATATAGCCATATTATATTCATAATATATATTATATTATTATATTTATATATTATTATAATATATTATATATATATTTATATATTATTATATTATTATATTATTATATTATTATATTATTATTATATTATACTTGAATATCAAAATTTCATACTTGAAAAGATGAATATAAATATTTTGATATGAAAGTTATAAATTTCATAAAAGATGTAATAATATGTGCTACAATTGAGCAGGAAAAACAAAGACATTTTGCAATGGAATATCATTTAATTCTTCGATACCCCAGATATACAGCTCAATGCTATTGTCATTAGCTTCTAATTTAGTTACCCAAAACTCCACTATTTGTGCATCATCTACCCATACTATACCACTCATTGCATCCATTATGCCTTTGTTAATATTACTGTCCAAATCTGGTCGTTTCACCCTGTAACCATTACCTTTGCCCTTGTACCTGTATATACCCCTTACCACTATACCATCCTCATACTTCTTGAAATTCAATGGAATCTGCCTACGCACCTCCCAACTTATAGCCTCCTTGTATTCACGTACCCTCTGCGATTCATAATATCTACCCTTACCACCACGCACACTCTGCACACCTATTGCACGCATACCTATCTTTATGTGTAACATTACTTTATATCCTTTTTTACAAAATTACAATAAATAAAATATATATACGTCTACATTTTTAACTAATATTAAAAAAAAAGGTTTTATATGTTACGCAATTTATGTCTTACTGCTATTATACTCCTGCTCGCTCTTAACCTTAATGCACAAGTTATCTATACCCAACAATACGCAGGCTACGTAGGCTTCGATGATATGAAAACACTCGATACAATTACCGTCACCATTAACCAAATTAATAATAATACATACCTCAATATCCAAACCCGATACCTCGATCTACACCTCAAAACATCAATCTATACCGATAGCCTGGAATTTAATAAGTATGTCGGCATACCCGTAATCCATCTTAAAATGCTAGAAAAAATCGAGAATGTCATCCACTACGCCGACTTCCAACTCTACGAAAATAAATTTAATGGACTCTTCCTTGTTAAAGATCCCTCTATTAATAAATCTACATCCCTTATGATAGCTGCCTTTAAACTGTAAAAATACAAATTAAAAAATGAAATTTCTAAATCGGGAACAAAATAATCCCGATTTTTTTTACCTGCAATAAAAACTAAATTCTAAAATCAAAAACTGATGAATACCCCAAAATCTAAAATCAGAGAGCTGGTGAATACCCCCCAACCCCCCACAATACCACAATGTGATCTTATTCCCCACTAAATTATAAACTCCAAACTTAATAACAGCTCAAAAATTATTTAACCTGCCCTAACTATATATTGCTGCATAATAATATTTAGATCAATAATAAGATAAAAATGTCCTATTTAATAATAGGACAAAATAGTCCTGTTAAAGATAATAGGACAAAAATGTCCTATTTCTTTTCTTTTCTTTCAATCATACAAAAAACATAATTCATTAAAAATATAAACTGCATAAAGTATTTTGAATAAAAGTAAAATAGTTGTAGAAAAATATTTTTCTCTGCATAAAACAAAATAAAAATCGGAATAAAAAATTAATTGTAATCAATTCATAAAAATGTAATAACAAACAAAAAAAAAGAGCATTCTTATGAATGCTCTTTTAAAAGTAATAGAATATATTACTTATTTTAAGTAAGCCAGAACGCTTTACCGGACGCCGGCGCTCCTGTAACTTTGCTTGCGGCCTGTGATAGACTATTGCAATGAATTTTTTCATTTGGTGTAATTAGACAAAACACTTCATTTAAGTTAGTAATCAGTGTATAGTGTTTTTCTTTATACTGTTTTGAAATATTGAATATTTCAGTATTAGTAGTTATTTTAGTAAATATTTCATTAGCAATTTTCAAATCAATTTCAAAATATTCATTCAATAACTTCATTAAGTAATTTAGTGTAATTGGTGTAATTACTGCCATAAAATTCGGCGCTTCGTATTTAGCAATCTCGTCGTTTGTTAAAACTCTTTTAACTTTTGTTTTTTCTAACGTTTGAAGTTTTTCCTGTAATGTTAGTTTTTCATTTTCAAGTTCAGCCTTTTCTTTTTCAAGCCTTGCAATTTTTTCCTGTAAAGACTCCTCAGAAGTCATTACATTGTTGTTAGTTAATTCATTCATTTTAAAATTCCTTAAATTAGTTAATAAAACTGTTAAAATCATTGTCAATTAATTCATTCATACAATTGTATTCAGTAGCCTCAATTAAAGAATACACTTCTTCAACTGTTTCAGCAAAATCAGAAAATACAATTCCCTGTATGTTTTCAATCATAACATAATAAGCATTTTCAACGCCTATGATTGTTATAGTGTAGTTATTTGTAGTTAATTGCAATGTTCTACTATTAACTTTATTGCAATTAATCAATGCCTGTAATTCTTTCATTTTTTTCATTTGTTTGACTCCTATAAATAATTAATAATGTAAATTATAATAAATGCAATTGTTAAAATTACATTCAACAGTAAAGAACTCTTTAGCTCTTTTTTCAAATTTTTTTCTTTTGTGCTCATTTTGTGCTCCATTATTTAAATTATGTTCAATAATATAAACGTTTATAATATAACATTATTGTAAATAATTTAAATACTAATAAAATATAATATTTATATTTATTATTATTTTATTAATATTTATATTTTTATAGTGTTCGGGGAATAATTGTAAAATCCCCCAGAACCAAAAATTTATTTTTTATATATATAAGTATGCTTACGGCATCGGCTGTAAAACTTATTTATATAAAAATTTTTCAAAGAACGAGTTATAAATAGGGGGCGCTAATATAAGGCGCCCCGTTTGAAACACAATTTACTTCGCTTTATATTTACTCTTTCCAGTATCTAAGTATGTTGTTATATCTTTAATTATTATCTTCGAATCTACCTCACTCGAATAATACAACTCAGGGACGTAATCTTTATCTACAACTATATATTTACCTATGAGTATCCTTATATATTTTTTAGCGCCTGGCAATATCTTTTTTAGCATCTTAATTGAGGGCACCCAGTTGCCTATCCATACTGCTGCATTACTTATCAATATTGGCTCATCTATTATGTTAAAATGTCTCTGCACATTTAATAATAATTCATTCGCTGTAGAGCCTTCCATAGTTAAATCTCTATCATATTGCCAACGCATAAATGTATCGTCCATTTCTTCATTACACCATTGACTCACATCTATCTTTACCCAAGATTCATTCTCTCGCCCCTTGTATGACTTCTGATCCTCAGGACTTAGATCCCCAGTATTTACATTATTAGCATATCTAATTGCCTCAGTTGCGTTGTAGAATGTTTCTAAACACTCCTGCTGAGCACCACCACTTGTTACTAATATTACATCGTATCTATAAAGGGGGGCACTGTCTTTCTTTATTGCAATTAGGGGCTCAATAGAATGAGCTAAATTGATAATACACCACGAAGCTCCATATTTTTGTCCTTGATCCTCTTTCAATTTATACCACATTGCATCAACTACCGTTGATTGATAATTATCATAATAATCTCTGTTCCCTGCCCGACCATTATTAATGTAATAGTCCATAGTATAATTTTTGTTTTTCTTAAAATTCATAGTCAGACTCCTCGTCAAGTAAATCATAATATACTTCCATTATCGTAGCGCAAGACTCCACTAAACTACATACCTCCTCAATTGTGTCAACCATATCTTCAAATACTATGCCGTCTCTATCTTTAATAACTACGTTGTAATAATCATAAATTGTAGAGACTATAATATGATAATCGCCTCTGTTAGTTACGAAATGATGAGCGTCTATTTTATGGAAGCCCATAGTCTCTAATGTTAATGTTTCTCGTTTCATATAATACTCCTTTAATTAATTTCTTTATATTTAATATTGTTATTATTTTGTATCTCATAAAAGAACTCTTCAATATCTTGTTGATAGTCCTTCATTAGATCCCTGCGCATATCTACCAATAATAAATTTGCTAATGTTACAGAGTCTAAGTCTAAGACACCATACCCATCCCTGTGTGCAATGTATAAAGATAATTCCAACGAGTCATCATACTCATCTAAAAACTTCATTGCTTTACTGTATTTTTTTATGTTATTATCTTCAAACGCATCTCTGTAGTCTAAAAAATCTATCAATGACTCGAATGGTGAATCCTCATCAATCTGGTCGTAATATTCCGGATCAATATAATCAGATAGTCGCCAATCTAAAAATTCAATTTGATCGAGTATCTGTTTAAATTGTTGTTTTTGTGATTCGTTCATTTTAAACTCCTTTATTAATATTATTTGTTTCTACAATTTGTTTATCTTCAATTGATACTTTCCATTGTTTCTTTTGTGTCTCAAAACTACTAAAATAATAGTTAAATACCTGCCTAACTTGTTCGAGTCTCTCTATTATGTCCTCCTTGTTTAGAAAATGATACTCATAACTTGTATCATTAAGTTCATTATAAACATACATTATGTAATCAGTAGTAGCTTCTTCCCAAATCATAATATGTATCCCCTGAGGCACTACTGTAATTTTATCTTTAATTGCCTCGTTCATTATAGATCCTCCTCTGTGTTTCGTATCCTCGAAAAGAACTCTTCAATTTCCCGCTCACGATCCTCAACCGATCCTAAACATAATTGAGAGTATAACAAATTTGCTAATATTTCTGAATCGATTTCATAAATCGAGTATCCTACGTCCCCAGCATAACGTAATGTATATACCATAGACGCATCGTTCTCCTGCAAGAAAGCCATCGCCGAGTCATAACCTATAATTTCGCCTGTTTCGAATGCACTGTTATCCTTGAGATGTCCTATAATTGAATCGTATGGGTGCTCGAAGTCTATATCTTTCTCATAATTCTCGGGATCGAAATAATCAGAGACTGACCATTCACCAAAACCGATCCCTATTAAGAACTTCGTAATTTCATTTTTTGTTGATTCTGTCATTTTTAATACTCCTTTAAATTTTTAAAAAATTTATTAATATTGTCTGATTCGTCTGCTAAATCTTCTTTAATTATGTCCATTTCTAATATACTCGCTAATATACATATATTTAAATCCTCAATCTTGAGCCCTTTCTGCGCAGCTAATTTTAATGAACACGTTAAATCTGAGTCGAAATCCCTTAAAAAATCTATTGCTTGATCACTGTCCAGGAATAGATCCACATAGTCGAGCCCTCCACATTTTTCTAAATAGTCCATTATAGAATTATAAGCATCATCAAAATCAATGCTATCGTATTCCCCCGGTGCGTAATAATCAAGTATGCTCCAATTTCCAATAGAAAATGTATTCAAATAATTTTCTATTTTATTTTTTGTTGATTCTGTCATTTTAATACTCCTTATAAATAATGTTTATTAATAAAATTATAAATTGTTTTCATAATTGTGTCGGCTGTAATAGAATCATTGAAAAAACACTCTTCTATACCTAAATCATCGGCGAGTCTGCTGATGCGTGTATTGGCGTCATTGTTTATAACAATTGACAAAATGAATTTAGGATTCAAGTCCTCTATAATATTGGTATCGCTTATTAGTAATGGTCGGTTAGATACACGTATGTAGTAGTCATCAAAAGGATAGTCTGTGTCGGGATCTTCAAAATCCCATTCGTTATATGTAGTTTCGCCGTTGCTTACTAATATAAAATATAGTCCTGAATGTTTGATCCATCCAGGGTATCCAATATAATTTTGCAATTGATGCACTGTCTCGAGTGCATCATCATTAAATATCATATTCAATGTTTCTTTCATTTAATACTCCTTTAATTTTATTGTTAAAATTTTATTTTTTATTAAATTTAAATCATCCAATAGAATCTGTAATTTCGACACTAATTCTTTGCCTCCATTCATCTCGTAATCTGTATGGATGCAAGCAATTACATAACCCAGTTTCTTTAAAACTATATCGGATGATTCACATACATAGTATTCCTGTGTATGTGCTTTAATATTATGTTTCGCAATTAAAACATACTCATCGTGTCTAATTGCCTGAACTGTAAATGTATCATAATAGAACCAACGAACCATATCAGGTCCGCTCTCTATTATATAATCAGAATCAAATAACTCTAATAATTGAAACTCTGATTCGTATTTTGTTAATTGTTGTTTCATTATATTACCTCTGTTATGTTTCTAAATACTTTCTTTTGATACTCTAATAAATATTCGTAAATCTTTTCAAAAAATATTTTATTGCTTTCCGCTTCATCTTCCCTCGTGCTTTCTAATGCACCGCGGTATGTGTTTTTGCTATGCAACGAAAAACCACCATCACAATAAGAACATCTCATTATAATCCGATCACCAAGTAATTTGTGATTCCGCAATAGTGTCTCTGTCATTACTGTCTCAATATTAACTATGTCCCTTAACATTGCCTCGAAGGTGTCGTAACTATATCTTCTGTACTCATTCGTGCCTATATAGTATATTAATACATTGAACTCAGAGTCTTGGCAAAATATTAAATGAACATTTAAATCGTACCAATTAGCCCATATAGACTCTGTAGATTTTGAGAGGACTCTGTCCAAGTCCTCTCTGCTTTGCGAATCATAAATAGTTTTCATAAAAAATTCCTTTTTTTATATTTAGTAAATGTTTGTAAGTTTATAAACGTTCTTATAATAATTTTATTGTAAATGTATAACTATTTATTTATATAGTAGTTATACACCCCCCCATTAATTATTGCTTATAATCACTTTTAGTATATATAAGTTTGCTTACAGCGTAAGTAATTGATTTATAAGGTATTTGGAATTTACAATATTTTTTTTATTTATTCGTTATATATATATAAGGTTGTCGAAAAAGGTTTGTTATTTGAAAAAAATTATGTAATTTTGTGAAATTGTTTTACTGTATTTTTGAAAATCTTAATTAAGTTCTTTAAAATCAATTAATTAGAAATATACAATAAAAAATAAACTAATTCGTTTATATTAATGTTTTAAAAAATGTTTTAAAAAAAAGAAGGTTTTGATATGATTATTCTGTATTCGGCAGAGTTATTAGATAGCGTAAAGAAGTGTGAAGCTTTTTTGAAGCTATTAGGGTTAACAAATCAAAATATTATAAGATTGAAGTGGGTTGCCAATAATCAAGGTGACTCATATATGTATCTTATATTAAATGACGTAGGGTTAATTAGTGAAAACGAGAGGTATGATTTAGAGGTTCCAATACTAATTCGGGAGTGTGATGTAGATGCGAATGTAGATGTCTACGTAGATTACCAATATTTCAAAGCATTGATACAATCACAATTCATCTCTGCGAAAAAAGGTATCGATATAGTAATTTTGGAATACTACCCAGAACTAGGAAGTATAGTATTGCAGAATCAAATAGGTGGAATATTTGAAATTAAAGTTAACGAAGAAGCTATCGAGCCATCGCACGACTTTATAGATTATAATGCATACATAAAATCTACAGAGTCAAATTTTTCTTTGGATAGTCATCAGGTGCTCGATATATTCAAATTGTTATATACTCACAGGGCAAATAAAGAAACTTATCGCCCTGCAATGTGCAATTACTATATTAAAGTTATTGATAAGCAAGCGGTCGAGGCTGCAACTACTGATGGCTATTCACTTGGTATATTGAAATTAAATGGTGCTCATTACCCATTGACACCACCATTCGACCCTGAAGGCTATATATTACCGCCTGTGTTTATTGATTTAGCGCAAAAACTCAAAACAGGTATGAGTGTGTTTGCACATCGGGAGCCAGGTGAAAATAGTAAATATTACGATTCAATTATTACAGTGAATAATTCATATATCTTATCTACACAAACTCGTATTGCACGAGAATTTCCAGCTTACAACACTATTGTCCCACCTCCAGAAACCAAACCTTACCATTGGACTATTGCATTAGAGTCGTTAGGTAACATAGTCCAGGTAATCAAAACATTTAAAAATAAAGAACGAGCTAATTATAGCAGACAACTAAAATTAATGTTTAAAGAGTCGCCAGAGCTAGAAATATATGCTTTATCTGATGGCTGGATACGTCCGCAAGGTGATGATAAAGCTGAACTAAAATGGAACTTTAAACAAGGTATGGAGTTTAATTGCCCGGGCTTTACAATAGGATTAATGTTGGAGCAGTTAGAAACTTTATATAATGAATTTAGCAAAATTGATAAGACAGGAATTATACAAATCTATTTTGACGAATCAAATCTGAGATCAATTATTGCGGTACTAGATGGATACGAAAATTACCTGGAGGCTGATTTTATGGACTTATTTATGCCAGTACGCTTGTGAAAGATACAGATATAAATATAATGCAAACAGTAGAGGAAGTAGTATCACGCTACTTCCCCACTGTGCAATTATCGTCACCATCAAGACGAGCTAATTACGTCCAGGCACGACAGTATTTTGCTTGGATATGCACAAAATTAAATGTGCCAGAAACATATATAGCAGAGTATCTTAATAGAAATCACGCTTCAATTTATCGAATGAATATGAATACTCAAAATTATATATGTTTATACACTACATTTAGAAAAAACATAATCAATATATATAAGGATTATATCAAAATGACGCAAAAATATGTATATAGAAAGGTTTTTATTACGTTCCCCGACTTATACCATACATTAGAGAATATAAAGGCACCACGCCCCCAGGAACAACTTATTATCTATATTGACAATATATATAAGATGAAAGATTTAGAATTGCTATTAAAAAGCAATGAAACAATTAAATTGATATTAAAATCTACATACAGAAAACCTGCTACTATCGCAACGTTAAAGGAATATAAACTCTTAACTATTGATTTGCGAGCTAAACATTTTGATAATCATTTAATTGATAATACATATCAAGATATAATAAGCGAGGCAATAGATATGTTAATGTTCGTATTGCCCATTCTTTATAAGTATCAAACTGTTTTAATGTTAAATGAACAAGAATATAAACTAATTTAAAAAAAGGTATTATTATGAGAATATTAAAAATAACTTCACAAAATCGTAGAGATTTTCACGCAATTTATGAATGCGAACACTGTGGCTATACTACACCAGAACGTAGTGGGTATGATGATTCTTATTTCCATAATGTAGTAATTCCAAAAATGGTATGCCCAGAATGTGGGAAAACAGCATCCTCTGATTATCAACCGCAGGCACCTAAATACCCTGATTCACAAGTATTATAAATATCTTAATACATTAAAAAACAAAGAGGAATAAAAAAATGAGTGATAATTTTCTGAAAAACTTAGAAAATCTAAAATATTATGATGATATGCAAATGATTTTTAATATTTTATTGAAATTATTTGTTAGAGATGGTAAGGTGGTTGGATTTCATATGGATAATGAATATTGTGAATGTGCATTAAAAATTGTCTATTGGCAATACGCCAATAAAATATTAATATCTTTTGCAGATGATGAAAATGACCCTGAGGTGTGCGGAAATATGTTGGATGTATATAATGCTTTATTAGAATATACAAAAGAAATAGCCGCACCAGGATGGGAAAATGAGGCAGAGTATCTATTAGCGGGGAAATGTGCAGAAACTGTTATGGAATTAAATAATTTAAAAAATAAAAAGGAATAAAAAATGGATAATACTGCAGAAATAAAAAAACCAACAATTGAGGAATATTTTGGTATTCCTGAAATACCAGATACAACGAGCATTAATTTAAATCAAATAATTGGTACCATTATAAAGAATAGAAAAAAAGCAAGTGAGTATGAATATTTATGTCGCACGTCAGGGGATGAATGCGGACATATGGACGTATTTGATGATATTCGTTTTGACTTAGCAGGTGCAGGTGATGACTTAAAGCAAATAAGCAACGAGATTGATGAATTGCGTGCAATAGCAAATCAATGGAAAGGTATAGCCCAGAGATTCGTAGATATTTACGGGAGTCTTCGGGAAGAAGAGGAGAATGAAGATGAAGATTGACCTTAAATTAAGACAAGCAGTTGTGTTTGCAATACTAATGGAAGGCAACGGTGGTATACTTAATAAAGCACCCGTATATATTAGAGAAAAACTGAACGTATTCAATATGGACGACCCTGAGGTATTGCTTGATTTTATGAATCTGCAAAAATATAATGTCTATATAGATAAGTGGCTAGACAATTAAATATAAAGGGAAAAAATGAATGTTAAATTAGAACAAAAACGACGTTATTATTCAACGTTCGATAATATGGCGGAAGCTTTTGATACCTTAGCACAATTATTCTTTCAAACTCCACACAATAATATGATTTGTCTCGAGAATGAAGCCTGGGATAAAGAAATAGATGTTGCATTCGATCCACCTACAGGAATAATGAAGATTATGATAGATGATGCTACTACAAGATATTGCGAAACTATGTGGGATGTCTACGAGGCTTTTATGTATTTTGCACAATTTTATTCTAAAGAAAATTGTGAATCTGAAGCATTCACAGAATTAGAAAGTATCTGCGCTGATGTAGTCACATCATTAGATTACGACCACACTCATCTTGGAGGCTACGAAGTTGCCGATTATATATATGTGCTACCACCTAAAGTGCGGGCACTAGTTAAAGATATACATTTTAGATTTTTAAAACGTAGAAAAAAGCAAACAACTTTTATTAAAGATATATTTACTAAATTTATACCATATAGAATAACACTTATTAGCGATGTATCTCTGGGCTGGACTATTACAAATAAATATCATTTATATCTCGATTATAATATTACACCTACGTATAGTCATTATGGTGTTACATTACAATCTATGATAGACACTCAATATAATAGAACTATAAATGTATCAAGTGCAAACGAAGCATTATTCTATCTAATAAAATTTGGATTGTTCGCTTCCATAGATAATCCAATGTATGAACAAACTACGTTGCCAGATTTTGTAAGTCAAGTTAATAAGTTCTATAATGAAATTAATGAATGGTTAGAACCTGAAATGCCCAATAGCGATATATTCGGATATGCATACGAAATAATTAAATATGCTCCTGTGTATCCATTAATGAATTTCTACACTCAATGTATTAATTATTCGGATAAGAATGGGATAAGTTGGAATTTAAATAATCCAGATATGACAATATCGGTATATTATGAACCAAACAATATTAAAAATTGTTATGATATAGTTTTAGGTAAGCTTAAATCCGAGCCTTTTTGGACTAGAATTAAAGATGTATCTTCATTAGACGAAGTGGCATTTTATATTTTAAAAACTATGACAAAATATAATAAAAATAATAAAATTAAAAATAATAAAGGAGTTTATACAAATGAATGAAAAATCAGATAACGTATTAATGAATGCGGAATTATTATTCCAAACTGCAAAATATTTTATTGAACTGCAACAAGATGTATCTTTACTTTTAGAAGATATAACAGAAGAAGTTGGCAACGAAATATTACTGCAAAAATTACAATCTTTATATCACAAATATACGGATACTACTCCAGATAAGTTGAGTTTAATAAGTATGGGCTTGTATGCTTATGGTATCACTTTAGTTTGTATGATGCAAGATGCCGTCGACCGAATATTTGCAGAATCACGAGCGGAGAATTTTAATGATGAAATGGCACAATTAGAACAAGAACAACTTCCATATATAAAAGAGGCTGCAGAATGGCTCGATCGCAATCGTCAAAATTAATACAACAATTAAAACAAACAATCAAAGCAATTCAAAATGTCGATCAACAATTGCAATTTATCGATAATGAATTGAAAAAGAATGAATCTGATCTGGGCAATAGAATGATTGACTTACAGAAATATATCAATATATCAGAGTCTGAATATCCAGATCTTACCGATAATGATTTGAGTATTATTATCCAGAGCTTAGCTGCAAAGTATCCACCAAAAAGAAAAGCGAAGAATGAATTGACGCCCCGCAATATGTTCTATCTTAAAAAATTAAAAAGTTTTGATGCTGAGGGAATAGATAAACTAATGGCACAAATGGAAAATATGACTATATATACTAAATATTTAACTGTTAGTCAATTAACAAAATATTTGGTGGAACACGGGTATATTACAGATGCTGAACGTTCTGTAATTAATAAAAAATATGCTCGTGGTCAATTCCGAAATGTATTTGGGAAACCCCAGTGGAATTATGCCTGTAATATAACACAACGATTGAATACTGATGAATTTATTCGCTATCGTGATATGCTGTTCTATACTTTATATTACGTGGCTAAAACATCAGCTAGCGTTATCAATAATGTGAAAGTCTCTGATTTAAAACTCGAAGGGAATATTTTTGTATTCAATATGGTGCATAGAAAAATAAACGCAGGATTGAATGTTGGGGGCACTAACCGTTCTTTACGTCAAATTTATAATCTCTATATGCAGGCACGACGGTATTATAACATCCAATCTGAATGGCTCTTTGTCAATAAACAAGGGGCGAGAGAAACCAATAATCATTGGATTGTTAAAATATTTCGAGCGCAAACTAAATTTAATCAATTGAACAATATTACAGTTGATGAAAAAATAAAAAAGATTGCTGAGCAGTTTAAATTCTAAAGTATTATTATTTGTTATTTTAAAATGTTTTGTAATTTTACATTATTTGTATGAGAGGAATAATATATGTTAAAATATCCATTAGAAATATATGAATATGTGGAACAAAAATATGATTTATTGCCTTATCAAGTAGACGTAATAATGGGTTTATATAGTAGAAGTAGTCCCCGCCTACCAATGAGTGCTATACAAGTAGTGTCTGATGTATTAAGACTATTGACTGAATATGAAGAACAAATCGAGGCAGTCGCAGGCAAAGAATATATAGTAAGAAAATATAATCGTAGAATAAAAAATGAATATAATAGAAAGAAAATTAAACGTCGGTTAAAATATAATTTAAGGTGAATATTATGGCAACTAAAAAAACAACTAAGAAACCACCATTGGGCACAGGTGAAAGATTTAAAAAATTGTCTAATCAATTAGAACAGAAGGGTGTCGAAAACCCCGATGCTCTTGCGGCTTGGATCGGACGTAAAAAATTGGGGGCTAAAAAATTTCAAAAACTAGCTGCAAAGGGGCGAAAGAGAAAATGAGAAAAAAACGAGGGACACCGAAGTCGTTGGTTACAAAGATATTAGCATTGAATAATTATAAATCGCAAACAGATGCTAATATACCAACGCCTAAAATAAAAAAGAAAAAGGTTCTTAAAATTAAGTAAAGTTTGCGAATTATATATTTATTTGATTTAATAAAAAGGAGTTTTATATGGAAGAGAATATTTATGAGAAACTACGTCTCATTAAAAATGATTTGGGTGTTATTATTAAAGATGCTACAAACCCATTTGTCAAGGCAACGTATGCTTCTACTACGCAGGTATTAAAAAGCATCAATCCTATATTTTATCAGCACGGTGTTGCCTTTACTATGGATATGCAACTATTGTCTGAGCAATACGCTGAATATATTACAGAAGTAAAGAAAGATAGCAAAGCAAAGAACGAAGAGCCTGAGGTTATACATAAGCAATCAGTCCGTGTGCCTGTATATTCAATACACGCTACACTCGTTAATATAACAAACCCCGCAGATAAAATCGAATGGACTTTTGTTATACCGTCGGATATATCACAACCTAATCCTATTCAAAGTTTTGGTTCAACAGCTACGTATGCACAACGCTATGTAATGGGTGTTATCTTTGGTATTCCTACCGCTGATAATGAAGACCCAGATCAAAATATGGAAAACTTACCATCAGCATTACAGACACCACAATATTCAAATAAAGTAATATCTGAACCACAAGCTCGCAGAATGCGTGCAATTGCTTTCTCATCTGGACGCAATGACGAAGATATATATAAGGTATTATCATCATTCAAATATCACAAAATAACAGACGTGTTAGTTTCGGATTATGAAAAGATATGCGGGTTATTATCTCAACCAAAACCAGTATCACAACAGGAGAAAAAATAATGGACAACGTATTTGATGAAGCTGATAATTTAATATCATTGCTAACTGATAATATGGATATGCCTGGAACTAATGGAGTGCAATCCGCCGATATTTTAAGTGCTGTAGATTATTACGATAGACCTGAAATAAGTGCCAGCGATTTGAAATTATTATATTTATCAGTTAAGCATTGGATAATGTTGCGTAAAGCAGCGCCCACTCCAGCAATGGATTTTGGGCGTGCTTTCCATACCCTGATGTTAGAGCCGCATTTATTTGATGATTTTGTTAAATTAAAGTCTTCACCTCGTGCTAAAATACAGGATAAAGAAAAAGGCGTAGCGTATATAACAGCAGATGAAATGGGTATATTAGAACAAATGCGGAGTTCATTGAACGAATCCCGCACTGCAACCTCATTGTTATATAACGAGCATACACAGTACGAAAAAGAGATATATTTTGATTATGTAGATATTCAATGCCGAGCCAAAATAGACGCCGTCGATGTTGTTAATCATAATATTATAGATTTAAAAACTATATCAACTGCGGAAAATCCATATATATTAAAAGCACAAATAAATAAATATGCGTATGATTTACAAATGGCTTTTTATATATTAGGAGCTTCAAAGGTATATAATATACCCCCTGATTTATGGAGTTGTTATATTATATTTATAGAAAAGACTCCACCATTTGGTATTCGCACCACTAAATTAAGTGCTAATTATTTAAATAGTGGAATGATAAAGATTGGTATAGCAATGGATCGCTATCGTGAATATTTGCATAGTTCTAAAATTACAGCATACGAAGATACAATCATAGAATTGGACAATAATTTAGATTATATAATAGATGCGGATGTATAAATAGTTGCGGGGGTAGGACTTGAACCTACAACCTTTGGGTTATGAACCCAACAAGCTACCAATTGCTCCACCCCACAATTACAAAATTAAGAAAAAATAATTAAACGAATAAAAAAATGGATGTAAAATTTATTAAAGAATCTGCATATATAGGTGAAGCGTTAGAAGGCGATGATGCCCAAATGCTTTATGATAATATATGTTTATATGAAGAGAAAGCAAAAGCGGCTGGATTAACAGTCGAACAATATCTAATGGTAGAAATTATTAATAGTATATATGATATTAGGTCGCAAATACATTTATCATCTGAACATAAAGTTAATAAATTTCATACGCAGGTTTCTAGATTGCACGTGCTTTTAACATTGTTAGAATTACAATTTCAATATTTATATACATCACAGGGGATTACTCAACGGGGTATTACAGATTTGATACAATCATTAGAAAAGAAAATTAATCTTACGTAAGTAAGTGTATAACAAAAAAAAGAAGGTTTTGTTTGAAAAAAGTCAGATTATGGATATAATAACTTTATATCAAGCAAATTTATCATTTATTCCTGTTGCAAAAGATAAGCGTCCCATCTCTTATTTACTACCAAATTACAGTTGGCGTGAATATATATATAGACGTCCTACATTAGATGAAGTTGCTCTATGGAACAATATCCCTAATATATATATAGGCTTAATATGTGGTTCAATATCAGGGAATGTGGAAGTTATTGATATTGATAATCACGGTGGCAATGCGAGCGAGATATATAAAGAATTGATAAAGCAATTGCAGGATAGAGATATTAATATATACAATAAGTTAATAATAGAAATGACACAATCAGGTGGATACCATCTTATATATAAGCATAACACTGGAATAGTTGGGTCTAAGAAATTAGCTCGTCAGCTCATAAATGATAAAACAGATACTATGATTGAAACTAGAGGCGAAAAAGCGTATGCTATCGTACACCCATCGCCAAATTATAAAGCTTTAAAAGATGATGTATCCAACATACAGACATTGGAAGATAATGAAAGGTTGTTATTAATCCGTTTGTGTGAGGGGTTTAATAAGGTAGAAAAACGGCGCCCTTTTTCATCAACATTAGCACGTCAAATAAGCAAGCAATCATCTGCTGATGTAGATACACGTTCATTAAAAGAAATTATTGATTTCGTAAATCAATATATGGATTATGCGTCGGTATTAAAGCGTGCAGGATGGCATCTAGATAGGGTAGATTTGAATGGGCAAGAATATTGGACACGACCAGGAAAGAGTTATGGTATATCGGCGTCGTATGGTTATTTGCCCAATAAGTTCTTTGTGTTTAGTTCTAATGCTGATCCTTTCGAACCTAATGTATATTATTCGCATTTTGATATTTATGCTTTACTGCAATACAATGGAGATTACGAAAAGGCTTGCAAGAATATAAGAAACGATTTATTAAAAATAACTTAATTTATTATGATAGAAAGAAATATTATTTATAACGAAGATTGTCAGGTTGTTATATCTAAGATACCTGATAACAATATTGATTGTGTTATAACCTCGCCACCATATTGGCACTTACGTCAATATGATATAGGAAAAGATGGAAACAATATAACGCAATTAGGTCAAGAATCAATGCCAGAAGAATATATAAATAATTTAATGTATATATTCAATTCAATTCGACGCATTTTGAAACCCGAAGGTTCAATGTTTGTTAATATCGGGGAAACTTATTATAAAATGACCACACGAAAAAGATCTATGGTAGGTATCCCTGACCGTTTAAAAATTGCATTTATTGAATCTGGATGGTATGTTCATAATGATATAATTTGGGTGAAAGATACTTATAGTTTAGACCCAGTTAAAGATAGATTTACTAATAATTATGAACGAATATTTTTTATAACCAAAGTACCGAAAGGATATTATTTTAAACAACCTCGAATACCATTTGCTGAATCTACTTTAAAGCGAGTTCAGTATGCTGCGTCAAATAAAAAGACCAACCATAGAGGAATGGGAAATGATAATTATCAAAAAATGTTTAGTAGCATCGCGAATAAAGAAATAACTCATCGTGCAATGCGGTCTGTATGGGATCTCAAAAGAGATGCTACTACACTAAAATTCCCGTATTTGACAGAACACTCTGCTAAATTTGATATGAATGTAGTAAGATTATTGATTGATGTATCCACGCCAGAACAGTTATCTGATGGGACTAAAACACTTGTATTCGATCCATTTATGGGCGTAGGTAGTGTAGCTGTTGTGGCTAGATATATGGGTCGGGATTTTATAGGCGCAGAAATATCTAAATCATATTGGGAGACATCCCAAAGATTTTTAAATGATACAGCAGGATTGTTTGACAATTTATTTGATATTGTAGAATATAAAGATATGGAAATAATATGATGGATAAAGAACTTCGCATTGAATATGCAAAACAAATTATTATCGATACTATGAAATTAGAACGTGTGGAAATTACCGATCCACTTACGTATATATATAGTGGTATATATAAGAATATACATTTTCAAACCCACGTGCGCATATTTAACAAATTAAAATTTGTTATTGTGTATATTATACAGGACGAGGTATTAGGCACCAAGTTCTTTTTAAAATTTACAGATTTTGTTACATATTTATTAAAAGTGGAGGATTATTATGAGGGAAAGAGCAATAGTCAAAATATTGACTGACCAGCAATTAATGAGTGCAGTTCGTAGATATACACATTATGATGTTACAAGCACTAAACCAAGACGCAGTATGCACGCTAAATTAGGTATTATGCTGTATGCTGAACTGCAAAGATTAGTTAATAATCAGAATTATCATATAACAAAGAAATCATTACCACGAATGTTTGTTCCAAAACAATTTTTATATTTATTAACCGAGCCTGAAACATTATTGTTATACCGTTTTATATTAAAAGATATACAGAAACAATTGATAATTAAATTCTTATTATATATGAAAAGATACAAAGCGTTATTAAATGCTTCCGTTATTACCCAAATACAAAAATTAAATGACCCTGAAAATTATGATGAATATATTGATAGAGAAAAGGAATTTGGACAATCAGAGATGACTACAATGGAAGATAAAAAAATATTACAAACTATTTTAAATATGGAGATTTAATTATGATAAATCATATTAATACAAACGGAGCAGTATTAAAGTGGGCAAGAGAGAAAGCTGGGTTGTCAAGAGATAAAGCATCTGAATTATCAGGCATTCCACGTGAAGCATTAAAATTTATGGAAACAAATGATTTGTATCCAAGTGTTGATGAAATCAAGAAACTCGCAGAAATATACAAAGTAGCGGTGGCGACATTATTACTTGACGAACCACCAAGACCCCATAAAAAAATATATATCAGTGGTGCAATAAGTGATGATTTAGACCATTATATTGATAAATTTATACAAGCGGAGTTAGAACTAAATGCAATGTTTCCTAATGCAGTAATTATTAATCCAATAAAATTCGCAGAATATATTCCAAAAGAAAATTATAAAGAATTGCTATTTGAAGGGCTAAAATCACTAAAAGATTGCGACGCTATTTATATGCTACACGACTTTTACAAGTCAAAAGGTGCAATGAGTGAATACTATACAGCACTCGCATTCGGTTTAGAAATTTTTTATCAAAACAGGAACGACAATGAATAAAATATTTGAAAAATCAAAGGATTTTTGGAAGCAAGATCAAAAAATATGCACTGATGAATTAATTAAATGGAATTTTAATGGTGGTATGGAAGTGTCTTTGAAACCCATCGGCGATGATAAAGTGCTTTTTGCATCCCTTGATTATCTAACTTACACAAAATCTACTATAATAATTAATAATAAAGAAATGCTTGCAACTTTATTTTTAGATAGATATTTGCAGAGTTTTGGCAGTCATATAGACAGCAAGAAATTCTCAAAAGAACATAATAAATTTGAATTTGAAGTTATAGGGTTCTTTAGTAAATAAAAGGAGTTTATAATGAAAATTAATAATATTAAAGAATTGAAAAACAAAACAATTGTAGAAATCTCAGGTTTGAGAAACGGCGGTAATATTGTAGAGTTGCGTTGTGATGACGGCTCGCTTTACACTTTACAAAATGTGCATTATTCCAGAGAAGATGTTTATATTGATGATATTAAAGGAAATACAGATGATTTACTTAATTCACCAATAACGAAAGTAAAGAGAACTTCTGTGACTATGTATGTGTCACCATACGGTGGTGGCAAAGAATACAAAGTCGTTTGGTCTATATTTAAGTTTGGCACTCAAAAAGGAAAAGTAGAAATATCCTGGAGGGGAGAAGCTCATAGGAAGTCATCTGCAAAAGTTAGATTGATACAAATATTGGAATAAATTTGAATTAGAAGTTATACATTTTTTTAATAAATAAAGGAGTCATTATGTATTCAAATCAATTCGATTATTTATATAATCAAGTAATGGAACACGTGAAGGTGCTATTACTGAACAAGGCAAAGGAATATGCACCAAATAAAGACCGTTTGGAAAACTTCAAGCAGGGTGCAAATCTAACGCATCTTACACCTGCGCAGACTTGCTGGGCTTATCAATCCAAACATATAGCAAGTATAAGTCAAATGGTATTTCAAAACGAACCAGTAAAATATGAATACGCTTTAGAAAAAATTGGTGATAACATAGCATATTCAATATTACTGCTTGCTAATTTAATTGAAGAAGGTAAAGTAAAGGAACAGGAAAATGAATGAAATTTTAGATAATTTAACAGAAGTATATGAAATTCCAAATCTAAATGAAGTTGAGAAATTCATTGCACAAACCCCTGATTTAAATAGTATCCTCGAGGATGCTCCCATTTATATTGATAAAATATTCGGGGAAGATAATAACAAGATATTAGAAATCCACAGTGATCCTGAGGCAGAATGGGACGAATTGTTTCTTATTATTCAAACTCCTTATTCACCACAGGAAAATATAATGCTAGAAAAAAAATTATTTGATAGTTGGTTTGTGAATATATCAAATCGAATAAATAACAAATTTAATTTTATAGCAGAATCTGTATAACATTTAAAGGATATGACAATGAATAAATTATCCCGTGATATTAACAAATTATTTAAGAAATGGGCAGTCAAAACCGCAGAACATCATACCATTAAATTCAATAATGAATTGGAGGAAATTGAATTTTGTTATGATATTTACTGGCTTGTCAATCATTACTATACATTGGGTATCAAAACAGAAAGAAAAGCAAAAAGAAAAACAGTATTAAAAAATTTATTTAAAAGGAACAAAAAGCATAGTTAAATGCTTACAAATTAACAAGTTATTTTTTTAAAAAACTATCGAGTATAAAGTAATTTAAATAAAGGATTTAAAAAATGGATAATAATGTTGCAAATGAAAATAGTAGAACAAGTGAGAATATTCTCGGCATATTGAAACAGCCCGAATTGACTTGTCCAGACATAGACAGAATAATTAAAGCAATTGAAGAAGCCTATTATATTGCTGATATAAAGGAAGATGAATGCCGTGATTCAGGGAATGATTGCGGGCACGAAGACTCTTTCGGCGATATACGATTCACATTAGCAGGATTGATTAAGGATTTAGAAAGATTGAGAGTCGCTAATTACGATTTACGGTCGTGGGGACAAGATTGGAAAGATGTGGCAAAAAAATTGTTGGACCGCTATGAACCTGATTGGAGGAATGAATAATGGAAAATAACCCAAAAGTTGATTTATGGCAATATGCACAAAAAAAGAAACCTGATTACCCTTGTGTATTTGCTACTCGATGGACAACTCAAAACGGTGAATATGATTATCACATATACCGCTTTGAAATAATGGAGGATGATGCATATACTTATATGGGGTGGTTGGATGAAGACGGCGTAGAATGTGATGATTATGATGCTTGCGAATTTGAAGAATACTTAATTTTAAGTGTAAATAATTATAAAAATAAAGGAACAGAAAATGAAATATGATTATATTGATGAATTAGAACAAGAGAATTATGAACTCTCTATTGAACTGCTGAAATATGCATTTAAACATCAAGCAGAAGAGTTTGAGAAAGAAAAAACGGAACATCAGATGAAAATCTTCTCTTACTGTGCAATAGTTAGTTTAATAGCAATTATTTGTATATTTATTATAGGAGCAATGTAATGGATTACCAAAAAAATTTAAAAAATGAATGGCTTGAATATGCTAATCAATCAAGGCAATTGCATTATCAAATTATCAATACCACTAAAAAAGATAATTATTCGGGATGGTATAAGTTTCCAAGAGTCAGGTGGAATGATACTTATTTTGGTTATTATTTAATTGAAGAACCGAACGAGCAAATTATGTATATTACTCAATAAATAAGGCGGATTGGTCAGTCTTATTGGAAAAGATTAAAAATAAGTCTGAAAAATCTGACTTAAAAATAATACAATAAAATAATTATTCATTCGTTTATAAGAACGAGAGATGAGATAACCTCTATAATTAAACTTCTCAATGAAAAAACCTTCTTTATCCCACTAATTCAAAATAGTGGGATTTTTATTTTAGAAAAATACCCTTCTACTTTTAACGTAGTAAAGAGTTTATATGCTTGTCTATATATTTATATCAAAATGATATTAAAATTGAATGTAGGGCATTATAGCCCCTTTAAAATTGATTTATGAAAAATCTACATATTTATCCAGTCCTGACTCTAATATTTTAGAATAATTTTTATACATTTCTGCTACGAGTTGCCAATTGAGATGAAATTCTGGTTCGCTATATTTAATTCTACATTCTTCGCATATTGGGAAGGTCATATCTAATGTATGAATTATATGTTGTGGTATCCCAAATGCTGGAGTTCCACAAATCACGCAATCGTTATATTCAAAAAATAATTTATTTTGTAATTCAAATTGGGGTGGGGAGAAACTATAGATTAAATTTCCTAATTTAGTTACGGTATCGGGTAGTTCCCAAGGGGATAGTTCTTTTAAGAATTTTTTTGTTTTATTTAAAAAGTCATTAATGCTTGTAGGTGTATCTGTATATATTCTATCGTCGGTAGCAGTTGTGGATATACTTTTATACATTCGATTAATAAATACAGGGAATGTATAATTGCTCATTTTATATTGTTCTACTGCGTAATCTATATTGAAATTTATAGATTTTAAATATACATTGAATTGACTTAAAAGCCCAGAGTTTATTTTTAATTGTTCTGCTAAGTCCCGTATATTAAGCGTATGGATACGGTCTGTTTTCTGTTTTAAAAGATTAGCTGTAATGTCTACATATTCAACTGAATTAGGACTAAATTTTGTTGCTAATTCTAATAATTTTTTTGTTGTTGTTGTTGGTGAAAAACCCATATATAACCTGTTATTTAAATTGTATTATTATCTTAACCATATTGCATCTACCACTATGCCTACTAATACTCCACCTAATCCACCATATATATATGGCATTATACTTTTATTCTCTATTTTAAGAGTATCATATTGCCAATAAGGTTTGGATATTATTAATGTATCTATTGTGTGTATAAATCGTTCCTTTGGTGGTATATATATCATATTAATACTGTCCTCAGGGAAATAATAATCTAAATGAAGATGAGCATCTGATAAACTTGTATCAATAGTTTTAGTAAAGGACGAATCTATATATATCGGCACTATACTGTCCCTGTATATAGTTTTTAATTTATTAATTATTACTGTATCGGTTTTGTGTTCTATATATGTAGTATCAGAGTGCGATGTTAGTGGCTGGATTACAATTGGTTCATTTTGAAATTTATCAATTAATTGAATACTAAAATATAGTATTGCTGTAATGAATGCTAATATAATAATAATGATAATGCCAGCTCCAATTATATCGGATTTAATGTTCATCTATTTTTGTGCTTTCTTTTTATTTTCTATATATAAGTCTAAAAATCTTTTTATTTGTTCTTCTTCTGGATAGTCTTCGATACTTCGCCCTTTGTATTTGTCATCAGCATATATAGATTTTACTCTATCAGATTGTCGTAATACATTGTGTAAAATATCATTGGTCATATCTGCTCTCTGCAAACTGCTAACATAACGTGCGGCCGCTTGTTCTAAGGCATTTAAATTACGTTCGGCTTCTGTATTTCTGCCGTAATAACGATCCACTTGGGGATCAAATTGTATAATTAAATTTCTAATATTTTCATCTTGTAATAAATCGTCGATATAATCTTTCCCTACTTTAAGCATTTCTTTATATTTTTTTGTTTTTCGTGGCTTACCTAAACCATAATAATTGCGGTATATTTCATCAATTTTATCTTTCTGTGATTGGTCTAATCGATTAATTGCATCTGTTAAATTGTCCTTTTCATTTCTCTTTAAATTTAATGTTTCAAATTTGGTAATATCTTCTATGCGGTCAGTAGGTGTCATATTTGATTTGTTATATATCTCTAACCCTGTATGAACATCTAAATTAGATTCACCAAATATCATTAATTTGATAGCTTCTAATGTTGAAACATCACGTAATGGCATCCCATTTCTATCAGTCAAAATTCCACTTGTTAATGCGTTATAACCGTGCGCTAAGTTGTATATTTGTGGCAATCTCTTACGAAATGTGCTTCTAATAAAATCTTCTTTAGATTGTGTCTTTGCATTACGAATCATATCACGTGTAATATCCACAATAAATGCGTCAAGTAAACCACTCATATCACCTAGCTGACGAAATCTAATATCTGTAAATGTTCCCAATACTCCATCATATAATGCACTGTAAAACTTTCGAGCGTTCTTTTCTGATGCTCCTAAATTCATTAGATATTGAACTGCTTGTTCTTCCATCCAGACATCGATTTTGAAGTTCTTGTCCTGATTGGACATTTGAACTAAATCTTCTATTAACATTTTTGCATCTTCCGTGCCTGGCATATTGCTATATCCTACAAGCAAAGTGCTGGCAATTGCAAATGCCCCAAGTCCAGCTACCGCCATTTTCTTTTGTTGACTTGCACCTGCTCTAATAGTCAAATCAGCTATATAATTGCCTATATAATATAATTGATTAATGAATGGCGATTTCATTGTAATAAACCATTTACCTAATGGCACGTGGTCTATCAACCAACGTTCAATACCCGAGCGCCATTCTTTTTCGTAAATACCTTGTGTCATAAATGAAACATCTAAGCCTCTAGCTAATACTTCATCTATCGCAGCTTCTTCTGTTATCTTTCCATTGGCGATTAAGTCTTTATATGTAGGAGCGTCTAATGCGGTTTGCATCATAAGGGAGGGGTATCTATTCATAAACTCTGTATGTTTCATAGGACTGTATCCTATATCTACAATCTTGCGTAAAGATTTACCAAATTGCGATGTTACACCCTCCACTATAACGGATTGTATAACATTGCGGTCGAATATTGCGTGATGTATATCATTTAAAAATGGATCGCTATAAGGCGAAGCGTTAGCAAAATATTCTTTGAATAGTTCCATTTGCGATAATGCTTCAGCTTGTGCATATGTTTTTGCTACGGTTGTGCCCTTAGCTTGGTCATACATCTTATTTAGTGCTGCTAATTGGCTCATTAAATATGTTGAATTAGTAATGGCGCCATTCAATCTATTTTTGGTAGCTAATACAGCATTTGTAAAATACAAAGCACCTACACCAAGTTGTTCTGCCGCTCGCCCCATTACTCCAATTTTAGAGTTATTAAACGCATCTACGTTTTGCTTTACTGTCGATACATTAATATTCAACATCCTATCGTGCAAATCCTGCACCAATCTTGGGTATCGCCCTGATATGCCCATATCGTTCAATGTCATTAACTCGTCTAATAGTATATTGCGAAAACGAGTTTTTAATTCCGATTTCTGCAAACTTTCTTTATTCTTATTCATTGCGTCAAAATAGTATGAATCTTTATTGACTTTTTTACCTGTATATCGTAATAAGTCGTCAGGATGATACCCAAAAGAATTATGTGTTGTTAATTGGAATAGTGAGGGATTTTCTAATTTAGTAAGCATTCGGCGTAATACTTTTTCTAATTCTGCCTCAGCTTGACTATGTGATAATGAGTTCAGCATATCATCTACATCATCAAAGTATTCCATAGCTGATGAATCCAACATTCCTTCGTCAGCTAAACCTTCTAAATATGTTTTATATTCGCTTATTTTTCCTACAATTTTCGCTTTGTTAGCGTTTAAATTTTCAGCAATATTAGAGGTTTTTAAAATTGACGCAACTATTTCTTTAGCTTCTGTTAGTGCAAGATTAGTTTTAAATTCATATTTAAATGTTTGGACTTTATATAGCTTCCCCGCTTCATCTACAAAAATATTCGCAGGATATTTTAGGTCTTTGGAAGGGAGTTTTAAATGGCGACCTCCTATATCGATACCATATTGCATAAAATTATTAACTTTCTTTTCGCTATCGTAGTATAGCATATAATCGAATTGTTCCGTTTGTTTATATGTGGGTATTCTCTCAAAGTTTTTATTTACTTCATAGATAGATAGTCCATAAGGAGCCTTATATTTCATATCCCAATCACGGGTGCTATGCTGTATTAATATAGAATGGTCTTTGAATTTGATAGCTTTATCTAACAAATCAACATATTCTTCGTATTGTGCAATTAATGCTTCATTTTGTTTTATTTGGTCACGGAACCCTTTTGCTGCTACATTATCTTCCTCAAGATTTTTTAATTGGAAAGTGAGTAGTTCGTTCGTTTGTTCTCTATTATTAATTAATTTTTCATATCTTTCTTTGATTGCAGGTAAATCTGCCACTGTATGTCTATTGACATCAATAATATTAGAGGGTATATTGTTAAGTGTAGCATAATCAGTTAACCATTGCTCAGCATCTATTTTGTTTTTATATAAATCAATTACTTGCTGTTGGAACTTTTTACTTTCTGATAATAATTTAGATAAATCAGGTGCTTCCTGTTTGAATACTTTATGTGCATATTCGATTATTAAATCGTCTTTTAAATAATCTCCTTTAAGATTATTAGTTCGTATATTTTGTCTTTCTAAATCCCTGTTTTTTTTAGGATATTCATCAGCAGCACGCCACGCATCTTCTAAATCTCTGAATACCCGATCGCCAATTTCACCTATATAGTATGCCATACTATTAGGTGCTTTAATTCCCATTTCTTTTATTTCTTTATCAGCACCTTTTAATTTCTTAATAAAAGGATTAAAAATTTCTTTTTTCCATTCTTGGTCTTTTCTAGATACTGGCATAATACCATCTTTAATCATCAACCTTCGCAAACGTGTTACAGCGTCTCCTACTAATTGCACTATGGGAGCACCCCATAATTGTTTCGTTTCATTTTGTCTTAAATACATTACTGCATTTGCAGTAGCTTCGGATAATTTACTTGGATTAGTTTCTTTAATTCTATCAAGATAACCAACCACTGCGATATAATTATAATATGGTTTCTTAGGTCTTTCATTATATAAAGCTTGTAATTCGGGATAATCTTGCATACGTGCCAATATATCTTCTTTTGCCATAGGGATATTTATATCTTTTCTTGCAAATTCAGTTGAATAGGCATCGGGCAACCCCCGATTTTTATATAAATTTCCCATTGCCTTTTCATCATATTGGTCAAATGCTCTTTTAAATAAATTATGAATAGCACCTGGTAATTTTTCTAGTCCTGGAATTAGGGACATATACAATGTGTTCTCATCAGAATTAATTGATAAATCATTTTGCAAAGGTTTGAATGTAACCGTTCCATTTTCTAAATGTTGATATTTACCTAAATGATTTAATTTAATAAAGTCCTGTGCTTCCTGGTCTGATAATCCAAGTAAAGTTAAAGCATTATGTAAATTATCTTCACCACCCCAATCTAATGTTAAATATCCACGTTCTGTACCCTCGCTAATTTTAGTTAAATAAACAGGAGAATTTTTATCATTATCAATTAAATTGGATATTTTATTTATAATTTTTTGATTATATTTAAATTCTTTTGATTGTTTAACTGTGCCATCTATATCTTTCAATCCTGCTTGTAAAGTTTGTCGTGTAAGTATATCATTTTCTAATTGTTTGTTAGTTGCAGTACGTTTCTTTTGTTGTTTTGGTGGAGGTGTTTCAATAGTTTCAGGTGGAGTTATTTTAGGCATATCTTGTATTGTGATCTTTCCATCGGGGGTATATCTAGCTACTATATTTATATTATCATATTTATACAAAACTCCTTTTATCGGACCATCTTCAAATGGGATAATATCATTTAATATTGCAGTAGGATAATTTGTTTTAATTTGTTCGTGTGTATTAAATATAGTATGTTCATTAGGTGTCAGTTTGATATTAATATTTCTATCTTTGAGAAACTTAACAACATCAGCAACAGTTTTTGCCTCGTTGAATGCTTTGGCGTAAGTTTTAGGTGTTATATATTCTGTAATGTTTTTTGTATAATCAGATAAATTAGATGCATCAACTTTATTTTCATATAAGAATTTATTACGAGCAACTTTATTCGATATATTTTTTGTTTGTTTAGCAACATATTCATCCTGTAACTTTGCGAATTGAGTATGTCCTGATTTATTTACAGAACCTGTAGCTTCAATATTTTTTGCATCTTGTTCTACTTGTTTAGTTATCTTTTCTGTTGTGCGTTGTTCTAATATTTTAGTAGGCGATGGTATAGATTTCTTTTTTAATTCCTTTTGTGGTTTTTCTTTATTTTTAACAACTGATTTAGTAGTTGGTTGCTCTGCAGACGTCGCCGCTACCTTTACAGTTTGCTTTGTTTGTGTTGTAGGTTCCTCTTTTACTTTTGCAGGTTCAGGTTTAATAGGTTCTGCCTTTACAGGTTCTGCCTTTACAGGTTCTTCACCTTTAATAACAGGTTGCTCTGGTGTTTCTTTAACAGGTGTAACGATTTTTTGATTTTTAATTTGTTGCAAATCGGGATATTCTTTTAAAACTACGTCGGGAACTTTCTCACCTTCTTCAAGAGCATATTTGACATATTTTTTATGTTCATCTTCGGGGTTAAAATAATATTTTCCAATTTTTTCAGGGTTATATGTATAGCTTTCTACATATTTTTTTATTTTTTGATTCATCCAATCTATGATTTCATTTATATTGGATGAGGCAAAACTTTCACGAGGAGTCCAAAATCCATACCCTGGTGGTTGATAAGACACATCGTATGTTATTTTTCTCTTTCCTTTCGTTGTTATATCAAAATTAGGCGAGTCTTTGTCTGAAGATGTTGAATAATATGTTTTAATATCTCCTGTTTTAGTGGTGATGTCTTCTTTGGTAACTTTTAATTCATTGTATCTATCTTCTTTGCGTTGTTTATCATATTTATCAAGATATTCATCAAGTTCTTTACCCGTCATTTCGTAGATTTCTTTGTTAGGAAGTCCTCTTTTTGCACGTTCTTCTGATGCTTTTCTATATTTAATGTTTTGGTCTATATTATCCCAATATTTAGATAGATGATTAAGTTTATAATTGTCAACAAAATATTTTTCAACTGGGCGATTATGTTCATCCAATTCGCCCGTATAAACTTTGTGATAAAGACCAGATAAATCCGTATCAACTATTTCTTTGACGTCTTCTAAACTTCTGCCTGTTACCTTTTGGAATAATTCATAGGTCTTTTCACGAGTTAGCATTCTGGGATCCTTGAGAACCTTTTCATATGTTTTGGCGGCTTCTTCACGAAAACGGGGTTTATCTTTTTCAAAAAGGTAATATAAACCTTCATTGTCAATACCATATTCCCACTCTGAGAATATCTTATCTGAATAATTTGCTTCTATATCTTTAAGTGTCTTAATTTTAGATATTAATTTATCAGGTTCTACTACCTCTGGTTCTGCCTTTGCAGTTTCTTCACCCTTAATAACAGGTTGCTCGGGTATTGTTTTAATTGGTTCTTCTACTTTTGTAGGTTCAATTGTATTTTTAGCAGGCTTTACTTCTGTTTGTGGGGGTATTTCTTCTGTCTTGGTAGTTTCTATTGGCTTTGTAGCTTCCTCTTTAACAGGGGGCATTTCTGTTTGTTCTGGAGGTATTTCCGTTGGTTTAGTTTGTTCGATTGGAACGTTTTCTGTTTGAGTTGGTTTTGCTGTAATTTCAGGTTCTACTGGACGTGCTGGTGTAATCTCTGTTTGTTCAGGTTGTTGTGTTTCTTTAATAGGCTCAGCTGTTTCTCCCGCCACTGTTTCTGGTTGAATGGTTTCTTCTGTTGGTGGTATTGCTTCTTTTGGTGCTGTTGCTGTTTCTGTTTTTTCAGGTTCTGTCTTTGGTGGTTCAATAATTTGCTCGGGCAATTGCTCGGGTTTAGGTTCAGTAATAGTTGGTATTTCTTCACGTGTTGGTTCATATTTTATTTCATTAGGTATATCACCTGTAATAGTTTGACTATATTTTTTAAATCCAGGCTGTGTCATTTCGCCTTGATGTAGTGTGGGGACTTTAGTCTCGGTATTAATATATATATCTAAATCATTAGGTAGAATGCCTTTCTGTTTTTGTCTTGTTAGATATTCATTTAATATACCTAATTCATTTCTGTACATATCCACAGGCGCTTCTTTATTGCTTAAACTTGCAGTATGCCCTTGTTTGCCTTCCGAAATATAATGCAAAGTTTTAGCGTCCCCATCATCAGTATATATAATATAACCTTTCTTTTTACCTTCACCTGTAACTGCTTGAACATTTTGAATGTTCTCAGGATTTATTTTATGAGTTTCAAATACTTTATGAACTGCCCCTTGTAAGCGTTGCGATTCTTTATCAGCGAAGAAATTATCAATGTTCGTAATATTCTTAAAATATTCATTTGCTTCTTTAGTATCTTTTGTCTTGGCTAATGTTGCGATAATTTGACTTGCACCTTGATCGGGATCAATTAACGTCTTAATTAAATTATTAGCAGTTTGTGGTGAGATATTTTCTTGCTCTGCTACTTGTGGCGCAACTTTCTCTGCCGCTCTATTGAGCGCTACTTGATCATCATTTTCTATCGCAGTTTTTACTTCTGGTTCTTGCACAATTGTTTTAATAACTCTATCTGCTGTTGCCTGTGCCTCTGGGCTAATTTTCAATCCTTGTTTTAATTCGTATTCACGTCTGGCTTGTTTGCCATACGCCACATCAAATATAGGAAATACTAAACCTACCATAAATGATAAACCTAAATTATGCGCTTCTTCAGGCGTTATAGTAAATTTTTTCTCTTTCGATGTTGTAGGTGCTTGTGCCAAAGGAGCTAAAAAGAACTCTGGTTTCTGATCTATTTTTCCTGATACGAATGTCCAACCTGCATTGTCAACACCTGATAATAATGATGCTCTGATAAATTTAGGTATTGATAATTTGCCTGTAGCTTCTATACCTTTTGAAACTGGAATGCCTATTGCAGTGCCTGTAGCTATACCACCAATATTCATTGCTGTATTTATAGCAATACTTTCAGCTGCTTGACCTGCGGTTAAATCTCCTCTTTGATATTTATTTAATACTGTTAAATTATGTTCTGTACCTATTCCAGTTGCTGTTGATCCAATTGTAATGATACGAGATGGTATTTTTCCAAGTTTGAGAGCAGAGGATGCAAGTTTAGCTGCACCTCCCGCAGCTCCACCTAAGCCTATTGCGGGTATAAAACTACCTGCTAATGAACCTACTTCATAAGCTAAAGGTTCCTTATATTCAACAGGTAGAGTTTCTACTTTATTTTCTTCGCCTCTCAATAAATTCAATGCCTGTCGTGGGATCTCTGCTAAACTCTCACCAAAACCTGCTAATGCACTTTTAATTGGTCCCGCCTGTTCAGCTTCTGTTTGTTTTCTTTTATACATTGTGTATAAAAATTCAGGGTTATTAGCAATTCGCTTATATACCGGATCGTTATATAATGCCGCCCCTAATTCAGCTGCTGTTGGTCTAGATTGAGACATTATATTTGGCGGGAATTTTTGTTCTAAATATTTGCGGTCTTTTTCTGATGCAAAAGATAATACATCATCAAGTTCAACGGCACCCGTAAGGTCATATTTAATAGGAACGATTTTACCTTTTTGATTTACTGTTGCAACTGGAAAAGGCATTACCTCTCCATTATATATTCTATATATGTTCTCATCATCTAATATTATACGACCATAACGGGTGGCTATTCCTAAATCATATGCATTATCAGGTACTATCTTTTTATCTATTTTGTTTTGCAACCGATTTACAACATCAACGGATAATGGTTGATACATTCCTTTCCAATAATCATAAATAAATTTTAATTGTCCGTCATCTTTATTATATATATATCGACGCAATTCAGGTAATTCAGTCGCTAAAACATTTTTAGACATATCACCATCGAAATATGCTCGCATATAACGTACTGCGTTTTGGTTCTTTATATTAAAGTCATCTGTTTCTTGACGAAGTCGGTCTTGTTGAAATAATGTCTCAGCTATATTTTTTGATATATTTGGTTCTATATATTGATACTCATTATAAAATGATATATTATCTATATTTTTGAATTGTTCAACTTGTTTTTTTTCATCAGGGGTTAATTCAATAGGTTGTTTCCATACCTCTTGGATTGGCGGTGCCACATCAATAGATGATTTTGGTGCTGTCGGATAAAAGTTTTGTAATACTTTATAATCTAAATTTTTAAGATCCTCAGGATTTATTTTAAGTAATGGAGTTCCTGCTAATATTGGCTGTTGTGTTTGTTGTTTTGGTGGTGGTGCTGGCTCGTAGGGTGGGCTGTATTGTGTGATTGGCATTGGAGTATTTGCATAATCTATGGTTTGTGTGCTGCTTACTGGTGCAACCATTCCTTTTGCAGTTGGACTAAAGTTATTATTAGTAGGTGTAACAGGTGGATTTGTAGATACATATTGTAATAACCGACTGGTGTTTGTGGGTATAGGCTGTTGTGTTGTTACAGGTGGTGGTGGTGGTGTTGGTGGAACAGGCTGTTGTTCTTTTGGTTTATTTAATTCATCTATAAGGCGTTGCATCTCAGGGGTCAGCCAAGTAATATCATTCAATCCTACAATAGGACTGTATGGCTCTTCTTTTATCCCCGAATATAAATATGATAAATCCGCCATAGATTATTTTGATTTAGGTTTTTTAATTTGTTTTGTAAAGTAGCCTTTAGCCTCACTGTGTGGTACGATATTAGCCGTGCCGATTAAAGCCTCTTTGAACTCTCTTAAAATTGTATCGTCATTATGCGATTGAAATACATGAGGATCTAATTCATTTTGACCAACTAATGCGTCCCGTGGAACTTGGATATTATCAATTATCATATCGATAAATTTCTGATATGCTGCTTCAAGAGAAGCCTCATCTGTTAAATCTTTTACTTGTTTATTAAATACTTGTCCCCAAGTATAATTACCCTGTGGTGTTTGGATACCTAACATTTTTACTGTTTTACTTTTTGGATCTTCAGCAAAAAGTAATTTATGATTATTGAAGTTGATACTATCGCTACCATTATTCGATAATTGCCATAATATTCTCGTCATATATTGACTTGCTAATTGTGGATCTGAATCATTGATATTATAAGTAACTCCTCCAACTGTTAATGGAATTATCTTTTTCTTCATTCTGGATTTTGCGACATTAAATGCGGCAGTAATTGTTTTTGTAGGTGTGAGTCCTTCAGGTCGGTCTTTAGCCTGTCCGATATAAGCATCGGCTATTACTGATCCTTGAGGTACATTTTCATTGGTAGTGTCAGCTGTGGCTACAGCATTAACGCCATCAAGACTTAAATAATTAAGTGTCCTATATTGTTTTGATCCACCACCACCACCTCCTCCTCTTGGTGTCTTAGTTGTAGTTACATTGCTTGCCGAAGTATCGAGAGTTTGTGGTTTAGGTTCTTCAAATTGAGGCATTTGGAATTGTGTCATTTTTTCAACAGCTGGAGCAAGTTGTATTGTGGACAATCCAAAATCTGTAGCTCCACCACTTTGACTTGGATTATAAGGATTATCTCCTCTTAAAACATTAGCACTCGATCCTAATGCTTGTGCTTGTGCTTTAAAATCAATATTATTCAATTGCGAATAGGCTCCTTTTAAATTATTAAGATATGATTCTAATTGATCTGGAGTATAATAATTTAATTTCAAACCGAAACTACTATTCTTTTGTTGCTCTTCATAATTCCTCAATTTATCTATTGCTACAAGATCCTCTGGTGTCGCAATATTCCGAGCCCAACCTGGCATAGAAATAGGTGCAAGCATATCTTTTATTTTATTCCATTCTAATATTTGATTTCGATAAATATTTTCACCATTTCTATCTAATGCTCGTACCTTCCGCACAGTGCCATCTGGATCAGTTTTAGTTGTTTCATATCCATAATGTTTATATAGTTCGTTAAACAAATCACTATAACCTTGATTTAATTTTGCATTAATCCCCTGTCCTATTTGAGATACATCATTTATCATTTGCTGTAATTTAGGATCAGCAAGCTGTCCATTAGGATGTCTCTTCTTCATTTCAAGTAGTGCATTTTTTACTTCAGGATCTTTGTATGCGTTGGGATCGACCATACTAGACCAATCTATAAAATTACCTGTAAATTTACTACCTGTTTTAGTTGTAGTTATGCCAGTGTCAGTACCTGTTTCTGTACCTGTTTCTGTTCCTGTGCCTGTTCCTGTGCCTGGTGGTTGTGATAGTGGTAATGCTGACGCTATATTTAAATTTTGTGGTGTAATTTGCGGTGCTTGTGGATTAAACCCAGCGTTTTGATTAGTAGTAGAACTTTGTGGGTATAAACTAGCTGTTCCATTTGGGAACAAGTTCGTTAAACCAGTATTAGATTGTGCTTTAATATTAATACCATTAGGAAACAACCCTTTTAATTGCGTAGGAGAAAAAGATGGTGGATCAGGTGTTGTGTTAGGTGTTGTATTAGGTGCTGTATTAGGTATAGCGTTGGCATTGGTAGTATTTGCGTTAGTTTGATTTGCATTCGTAGTATTTGTGCTTGTTGCTTGTGGGTTAAATCCATTATTACCTGACATCATATTTTGAATATCTTCTTCTGTAAATGGATTTCGATTTTCAGCTGTGCTAGTAGATTGATAAATTCCTAATTGTTTATTAGCTTGCGATAAATCAAATACAAAATCATTAACACCAGGACCTGTTTTAGTTTGACCGATAGATTTAAGATATTGTTGTGCCTGTGCTTCCAAATTATCCCCCCTCGCCCGATCGCCCATTGCATAAGCTTGCGCTGCCATCTGTTGAGCTTGTAAAGCAGATGATAAATAACTCTGCGCCATCTCCTTCTCTCTCTGCTCACGGAAGGATTGCATTGTAGATTCTTGATTAGATAATGCTGTCCCTTGCTGGACTCCATAACCTAAACCTTGTAAAACTGAACTTGGATGTGCATATATTGTCATTTTACCTTCCTCTTATATTATGTCCCCGTAGTCGGTTGTTTTTCTTGTTTAATATTATATTGCAATCCCTCACTATACAATCTTTGAATTAATGATTGCAATGGTGCTATCTTTCCCCAATTCCATCCAGTTAATATACCACCACCCATTTGACCTAAACCACCCGCTAACCCAGCTAGTGGATTCTCTGGTATTAACGCCATAGCACCTCGTTCAGCTGTAGAGCCTAATTGCTGTGCTAAACCAGCCGCAGGTGCTACCGCTGATGTGTCCCATTCATTTAAATAAGGGTGCACTTTTGTAACAAATGTAGTCTTCCTACTTGTATCTAATATATTATCTGCCTGCCCTTGTAATTGTCCTGATAACGCTCTAGCTTGATTTGAAATTTGAGCTGCATCGGCTAATGCACGTCTATTACCTCGTGATTGTTGTTCCCCCACTGCATTGATAGCACTTGTTAAAGAACTTAATGGTGCATTGCCAGCCACTTGATTTAATTGCCGTGCTAAATTCCGTGATTCTAATTGTGCAGTTCTAGCACCACTTTCATATGCTTGCTGTCCTTCTGATAATGCACGCCCAGCTTCTGATTGCAATCGCTGCGCAGTGCCCATCGCCTCTGCTGACGGTCCTTGATTTTCCATCGCAGTTCTAGCGCCGTATGCCGCTTGTTGCCCTGATTGACCCATAGCATTGCGATTCACTACTAATTGTTGTAATAAAGGACCTAATTCTAATAATGCATCTTTTGAAGCACCTAATGCCTGCTCGCCTGGACTACCACCTATTACCCTACCTAACGCATTTGATGCCATAGAACCCAACATACCAGCTACACCACCACCTGTAAGCATACCTAATGCACCAAGAGCGTCGCCAGTGCCAGGTAATACGTTTTTCAATAAGCCCATTATCTCATTGACTTGATTGGTCTGGTCTTGCAACATCATCATATTAGGGGCTTCATATTGCTTTTCAGCTGGGGCTGATGTAGTATTAGCAGGAGCTGATGTAGTATTAGCAGGAGCTGATGTAGTATTAGCCGGTGCGGATGTATTATCAGCTAGTGCTGCTCCAATGTTTTGTAAATAGTTCGTAAAAGCATTTGGGTCGCCTTGGCTCGACTGCGATATGTATTGCATAAATCTATTATTATCAACTGTTGTTGGTGCTGAAGTTCCTGCATTTTTAAAATAGCTCATAAATGAAGATGGATCCCATTCGGACTGATTTGTAGTTCCTGCATTTTTAAAATAGCTCATAAATGCAAGTGGATCATTTATAGGTTGAGGTGCTGCTATCGCATTCATTAATTCTTGCGAAATTGTAGGCTCGGGTAAGTATCCCCCTTGTTGCAATTGAGTTAAAGATTGAAGTAATGTATCAATATTCATTGTGCCTGGATGTAATAAACCCTGTATAAGATTGTTATTATTATTAAATGGTACTGCCATTTATTTCACCTTACTTTTGTAAAATGTGTAATACGGAAATAATTAGCAGGTTGTATAATGCGGGTTTTTTCATATACCCCATCACCATCATATTCTATGCCTTTGCCTTTTGGTGCTGTAGTATTGCCACCTATACTTATCCCCTGTTTCTTATCCCATTTCTTTACTATCTCGATATGCCCATACGCTGTATTACCACGTCCCCAAATTACTAAATCGCCCTTTTCTATTTGCTTCGTTCCTCGTAATACATCATTTGCGTTAATAGATGTTTTTAAAATAAATTTCCTAGCAGATGCTGAACGCATTGCTGGTTCACGGACATTATTAACACTTAAACAATAACTTACAAACGCAGCACACCAGGCATAATTACCTTTTAAACCTACTGATTTTAAAAACTTTTGAATGTGCCGTTTGCCCGCTTGACTGTTCTCAGTAATGCCCTCATATCCTTTTGCCGTGTCATATACAGCGTCGCCAATTCTATGTTGATTATCAGCTATCCTTAACGCATATGAAACATTATCAGAATTACGACCAATAATCTCCGCATTCGCTATATATTGCGTAATTAATAATAATAATAATATGAAAATAAATTTTTTCACGCCATACTTAATATTATACCAATTAATATAAAATAACCTAACATTACCAAAGCATACGCTATATTGTTGTCTTTAATTTCACTTACAGTGTCTATATCCTTTAATAGAAATATATCCACCAATACCCATATACCAATTGCTATGCCTACTTTAAGTAGCCCTACAAAAAAACTGCTAATCTCTACAAAATTAACAATAGATAACCACGACAAAAAAGCTCCAATTATAATAATACCTACTACTACTATAATTTGTTTAGTATTAAACTTCATAATAAACTCTTTAATTTTATTGAACATTTTTTTATCCTCCATTAATATAATAAGTTGTCCCATTTATATCAGTAATATCTATACGGTACAACTGATAATAACTTTTTCTATCAAATAATATTTGTGCATTATTGCCTGCACTAATTGTTTTATTTTGTTGATTCGCAATAGCAATCCAAGTATATCCATCTAATGATTGCGATACACTATAAGTAAGTGCTTGCGCCCCTGAATTAATAATCTCTAAATGGACATCTTGGTCTTGGTAGTTCTCATACAGAAAAGAATTATCGCCTGTATATACTTCCGCAATTTGCTGACCAGTATTATTAAATAGAGCAGTGCCTGATTTTGTTATATTTAAATCTACTGTGCCATAAGGCACTACGTTACCATTATATACATCAGGAGTAATAACATAAGGTATTAATATACGCAATTTCTTTTCTGCTTCATTAACTGATACAATTGTAAATTCACCATTGAAAAAATCGCTATCTGTAATTTTAGCTTTCATATTAACAAACCAATTATTTGGCGTCATCTTATCCAAGACTAATTCCCAAGTATTCTGTCCTAATAATCCAGAAATTAATGTAGCAGTTAATAACACACACGGCGTATCATAATCAGTTAAATCTAATACTGTATGTGCTTTGAAATTTCTATAAGATAATTTTTTACTAAACTTATAATTATTAGTTATCATTTTTTGCTCCCTTAAATACAAAATTAATAAAATTTCTATCAATATCTTCACATACCGCTTGAAGATTTTTCACATCATTACCAAATATATCTATTACTATCCCTTTTGGGGGACACGTTATAAATAATAAATCTTTTATTAAATCCTTTGGCATCACATTGTTGCTATCAGGCGTGAAAGACCATATAGACCTTTTACTTCGCCCACTACGTATAAATATTTCCCGATGATTCTCTACGCTTAATAATGTTGTGTCATCGTGTAGAAAATCTTTTATATCTATATCCAATATTTTATTTAATTTTTCTAATTCTTTTTTGGTGGGCAATACTAAACTTGTCTTCTCAAACCATTCTTTATATAATATACTAAATTCTTTTAATAATCTTTCGTGTTTATCTGGGCTAATATAAGATTGATAAACATTAATAAATTTGTTTTTTAAATACAATAATTGAGCTCTATCAATATCATTCATTTTACGTTCTATAATTGTAGTTTTATCGCTTTCTGTTTTTCGTTTATATGTTAAATATTCATTATGCCGTTCAAATTGATTATGAAAATATGAATTATTACTCTTCGCAATTAATACAATTAAATCATAATCTACAGGACTACGTTGCATTACATAATTTACAGAGATATTTTTTTTGTGCCATACAATTACATTCTTAATGATGTAGCCACAATCTAAAATATGATTTATAATTCTATATGGAATACCCATTAACCCTGCGAATTGATTATCATCATATTTATATGCGTCTGATAAATGTAGACACAGATTGCCATTATTATTTAGTATATCGTGTGCAAAATCAATAATGTTAAAGATATATTGATAATTTATCTCTTCATTATGATATGTATCAATAACGATAGAACTGATAATACAATCAGGGCGTTGATGTTCTTCGCTTTGGTTTATCATTAATCTCCCCGATATTATTCAGTTTATTCTCAATTTTATCAATTGTGTTCTTCAAATCATCTACTAACACACTTAACTTATCTACCGCTCTTGATATTGATTGTAATTCTTTCGTTAATTGGTCTAACATTGTTTGCATTCCTTTATTTTGTATTTCAACAGTTGTTACTCGTTCAGATATTTTTTTTATATGTTGATTATTATTAATTAGTGAAGGGTCATTCATTTTATCTATTAATCCTTGTAATTGTATTTGTAAAGCAGTTAAATCATTTTGTTGTTTTCTTAAAGCTTGTGCTGCAGCAATCCCGATAGTTATTAATGTGCTTAGTAACAATACTATTACCCCACCTAAAATTTCTTCTGTTAACATTCTCGCCTCCTATTATCCTGTTATCACTACTTCTAATTCATTACTTGCTGGCGGTTGTGAGAATTTGAATGTAGTTGTCGTAGTAGATGTATTTTCAATATCACACATTACTTCAGTATAAGGCGAAGCAGCTAAAAATACTTTTGCTACTACTTGTCTAACACCCAAATTATGTGGTACTGCAATAGAAGTAGCAGAGCCATTACCGATAATTGCCACATATTTACCTGTAGTTCCTAAATTAGCTCGTGCTCCAGCTGCTGTGGTTGCGCCTGTGCCTCCTTTGGCTATAGGTAATGTGCCTGTAACTTTTGTTGTAGTTAAATCCACTGCACCAGTTGCTAATTTAGCACTCGTAATACCACCATCTTTAACGTTTAATTTATTGGTTGTTATCTGTATGGTGCTATCATCAACGCCTACCTTTAAACCACTAGCGTCTTTTTGCACTGCACCATTTGCGTTCAATTTAGCACCTAATTGGTTTGTGTTAATCTGCATTGATTGAGTGTCTAAATTTACCTTAACGCCTGATGCTGATTTAGTAATTGCCCCCGCTGTGTCTAATTTTACTTGCAAATTATCTGATGCAATTTCAATAGATTGATTATCTACATTTACATCTAATGTATTACCAGTACGTGTAAGTCCTGCACCACCTAATATTGAACCTGCACCAGGAAAATATGTCCAAGTTATCGGCGTAGTCCCTAGTGTGCCACCTTCGTCTACTGTGCATAACCAAGCAGTATCTCCGTTCTCAGTTCCTTGCTCAACTATAACAGCGGCACTAACTAATTCAGCCCAACTATCAGCATTGGTTGAACGAGCCCAAGAACTGGTAGCAACTATATAAATACCATTTGTAGATTGTGTAGTTTGATTCTTTACTAATACTCTATCACCCGCACTTAATGCAACCCCATCAATTGTTTGTTCTCCCGACAGTGTTATATTCGCAGTAGTAGCAGCTTTCACACTTTTCCAATCTAATCCATTCACAATAGCATCCACATAACCTTTTGTGGCGGCATCGGTATCAATTGTAGGTGTACTCACGCCTATAATTTTATGGTTATTCATATCTACATCTGCAGTAGGTTTAGGTATTGCATTAAGAGTAGTTCCACCTGGCATTGCTTTCGTGCCATCAGTTATACTTAAATCTACCCCTGCTTTATCACTTACGACTGATATAGTCCCACGACTCCCCGCGGTACCTACATTTTCAGGATTAAAATCAATTACTACTTGATTACCTACTTGACTAGTTACAATTGCCGACCCACCATTAATCCAAGATAATAACTGAGCTACACCTCCCAATATAACGACCCAAGTTGAGGTTGTGGAATTGTAATATTTTAATACCTTATCAGTAGTGTTGTAATATATCTGTCCATCAATTGGCGCTGGGTTTGTAGGGTCTGATGCCCGAGAATCAATGACAATATTTTGAATTTGATTTCGATTTAAATCAAGATTTGAACGATATTGCATTTTATTTTTCCTTTAATTTATTTTCAATTTAAATACGCATTCCCACTGAATGCTTGTGTAAAATATACATCTAGTACATTATCATTAATATATGTTATATCACCTATAACTACTTGATTATCCATATCGGTTACCATTACCGATGGCTTCTTTCCTAAATTATGTATAATATGCCATACATTACTTGCGACCATTTGTGTATGCCAATAATAAGCATCCCCAGAACCACTCGTTCCAGGACTTTTACAAAAATAATAAATATATAATGAATCAGGTTCGCCTATTGCAATAGGTGGTATCACAAAGCTAATCACATTATTACCTAATTCATAATAATCTGTATTCAATGTTTGCACTACTCCATTCTTGATTACTATGGTAGTTCTATTAAGATAAGACCGTGTAGTTGTGAATGTAACATTTGCACCATCTATTATACCATTCAACGGCTCATTATAAGGCACTCCTGCACCATATGCTAATAAATCCTTGCAATAATAATAAATATGTAATAAATCCCGCATTTCATAATTACTAGGTGGTATTGCAAATCTAATAGCATTCTCACTGATTTCTATATAATCTTCACCTGGTGTCAATACAACCCCGTTTTTAGTAACTATAATTGCATTGGATACATAATTATACGAAGTTATGAAATCAGTATTTATATTATTCACCTCACCAATTAAATCTTCGTTATATGGTGTAACACTAGTATCTACAAGTTCAGGCAATTGCGACAGAGTAATGAACTCATCAGGCAATTGTGCTTTCTCACCTGCTACACGAACCCCAAAATCTAATCTTCTATTCAATTCTGCCATATATATTATACCTGTGCGAAATTTGCAAATTGTGGTAATTGCAATAATGCTAATTCACAAGCCTTTGTAATAGTAAGCATCACAGATTGCGAGCCGTTTCCATATTGAGGATGATTGCAAGGTAAAGCCAATTTTGTAGTTAAATAATCTTCAACATAAATACCATCATATTTGACAGTATCCCATTCTGTTAGATTATTATAAGTAGTTACGTCTTTGTATCTCTCAATAAAGATTATATCAAAGTTTTGTGAAAAGCCTTTCACAATTACATATTCGCTTGTTGTTGAATTTTGTAAAGCCATTATTACTCCTTTATTTTTTAGTTTCTAAGATAATTTTGTTTCTAAATTTAATGAATACGCAGTAAATAAAGTATCGCCAGGTAAAGTTCCCCCACCTTTAAAATATAATAAATGATGATAATTATCCACTTGGAAACTCATTGTTACATTATCCATACCTAAATTATATTCAACAAAATTTTCTAATATATCCAAATCAATATCAGTAGCGCTTCGATAAGCAACATATCTAATTCGCCAGGCTTTCACGTGATCAGCGTCAAACATTGCGTGCACACGCATATCACCACTTATTATATGTTTTGGCAACATTTCATACCAACCATCTTCTTCACCATTTAGCATTAATATTGCGCCATAAGGATTGCTTGCCCACGTATGAAAGCGTAATATTGTGAAACGGGTATTATTATTCAAAGAATTAACGAAATCACCCGATAAAGCAAATTCACCTACCCGCATAGCATTAGCATAAGCACCGCACGCTATTGCCCCCATCTGACTATTAGTAGTTGCGTTAAATCCTATAGCTGTACTGACATTAGATCCATTTGTAAAACGACCACCTGCAAAACCATTATTTGAACCATTAGCATAATTACCTATGGTAGTACCGTATACATTACTATTGGCACTAGAACCTATTGCTATACCCATATTAGAACCTTGTGCATTAACTCCAATATTAATATTATCTTTATTATCAAAAAGCCATTTCGTACCATCCCATCGGAACTCTACACGTGCTTGTGAATATAAATTACTGTATGTGCGATTTGCATCCCGCACTATTATATATTGATTACCCGAATCTGTACCATTATGAAATATGATAAACTTTTGCCCCATCGTTAATCCCGTAGTTGGCAACGTAACAGTGCGAACTAATGATGTTGAGAGTATTTGTATCGGCGGGTCTGACGCTGTAAGTGTTTTATCCGCCGATAGAAATTGCACATTAACTGCTTCATTAGACCACGATACCCACTGAGTACCATTGTAGTATTTCAATACCTTTTCAGTAGAGTTATAATACATTTGTGCTTCTTTAGGTGCTGGACTTGTAGGAGCTGACGCACGCACATCAATTCGTGGCTGTTTCAATATGTTCTGATTCACTTCAATATCTGATAATATCTTCATAATAACTTCATCCTATATTTATAATAACTTCTATATTTTATTAAACAATATTTAAATTTTCTTTCTTTGTTATCCCAAAATAATCCATTGCTTGCTCATCTCTCTCAAATTCAATCCACCCCACATTTATCCCCTCAGGCGTCCAAGCAGTATTGCAACTTAACATATTCTTTCCCATTTCTATGTTTACCTATAATTTCATTCATTCTTTCTTTCTAATTTGGAAATAATCTATTTTTATTACGGTAGAGTAGACAGTGAGCGTGGATTGTTTGTCGCCGTCACTTTTAAATAACGGCACGTTGAACCCGTCCCCCTATATTCAAATACCCTAAAATTATAATAAGTATACCTATCTAAACCAGTAACATTAACACTTGTGCCATTCCCTTTATAAACTACATAAGTATCACCAATTTTATCACCTGAACCATAAACAGAATTAGCAGTATAATCGGTACCGTCACTGGGCTCCACTGTAATTGGTGTAGCACCTGAACTTGTTCCTTTTTTAATTAAAACTATTGCATTTTGCTCACTTCCTTGTGTCCATCTAATTTGAATACTGTTAGAAGTGCGTGTCACCAGCACTATATTGTATGCCTGTGTAGTTGGTAAAGTCTCCAAATCCGATGTTGCCGTATCATTTGAATATAATCTACGCATTTAATAACTCTCCGCTTACTTGCCAAATTTGTTTAGAACCGTTATAAATCATACTCATTTCCCTTGCTTTTCCTACACCAATTGACCAAGTTTGACTAGCATAAATATGTCCCGACGGTAATGTAATTGTAATCGCAGATGTCCCATCGTTTTTAATTCTAAAAGTGTAATATTTCCCAGTTGTTATATTGCTTAAACTAAAACTATCATTAGCACTTAAAGACACGACACAATAACTTTTGCCTGATAAATCAATAGTAAGCGACGTCAACCCCGTTGTAAAACTCTCCAATGTAGATATTGTGACCCAACTGCCCTGCCCGTTAATAAATTTATTAGCATCATTAGGTAATTTAGGCAATAAACCGTGAGCACTTATTGATGCGTTCAAAGTTGTTACATCTGTTAAAGTTAAATCCGCTTCTGTAATCGATGCGTCTTTAATTTGTGTGCCTGGGATTTGAGTTTCTGCCATCTTAATACCAATAATCTACTATTAATTTTTCACCACTCAAAGGTGCTGATAACATTGTGATTGTTGCACCGCTAATTGTATAATCATTACCCGCACCTGCTTGCAATTTTAGACCATTTCTGTATAACTTTTCTGAACCTGAAATTGGTGTATTTGCAAGTGTAAATGTTACATTACTGCCGTTTATTGTTCCACTTGGAACTTCACCTGGCTGTTCATTTTTGCCCGCTCTATTCCCTGAAATCCAACTATCTAATTTACCATTAGCATCTGCAATTGGTATTTTGCCCGCTGCTGCTGTTGTTTGAGCATTCGCAGGGTCTTGAACTACTTTACTTGAAGCGTTTAACGACGCATATCCACTCGCTGCACCTTTATTTGCCGAATTTTCAGGGGTGAAACCTAACGCTGCTTGCTTGCTGTTAAACGTGTTCCAATCCGTTGAACTCAATAAACCTGTTAATGTGCTTGTTGCTACACGTGTTGCGTTTGTGTGTTCTGTTGAAGTTAAGTGATAATACTCACCTGTTGTTCCACCTTGTATTGCA